CCCCAGGTTCAATACTTACTGCACCTGTCAATTTTTTAAAGTCTTGAATTGGAATAGCTAGTTCAGCTGCTTGTAATATCAAAGCATGCTGTAATGATTCTGTTCTGGCCACAGACATGCGATTCTCTTTGACAATATCAATTACTGCCATCGAATCCTCCGAAGAACCTAGTCTAAAGCCGAAGTGTTTTAAAAATGCATGAACATCACTGTGTTCACCGCAGTTATAACAATGGTATTGTAGTGTATCCCAAAAAAGATTGCCACGTTTCTTTAAAGCATCTTTTGTTGAATCACCGCAAAAAGGGCATGCCAGAGCTAATCGCCCTGGCATTTCCTTAATCATTTGTTTTTGTGAATTTGAGTGTTCTTGAACAACGACTTGTTTAACCAGTTGACGGATTTTATCTTTTAAATCATCACTGATCTTGTTCATTATTAAATGTCTAAGTCGCTTAAGAATGAATCTAAATCATCGGCATCGTCAGTATTAACAGATGCTGTTGCTGATGGAGCAGAAGTAGTTGTTTCTAAATCGAAATCTTCACTTACTGTTGCGGCAGCTTTACTCGGTGCAGCTTTTTTCTTAGGAGCTGAGTTTGTTAACTCATCCATAGCTGATCCACCTGGTGTCAAATATTGACGTAATGTTGCATTAACGAAATCTCTAGTTTGGTCATCCCATACTTGGTATTCGTAAGCTGTCAAATCTGGTGCTGATGTGATTTCTTCTTTAATAGAAGCCATAAATTCTGCATTACGTTCTGCTGCTTTACCATCAATAGTGATTGGTGAGCGAGAAGAAGAGAATTTTGACTTATCGTAGTTATTGAATTCACCTTGGCGAGTAATGATTAACTCGAAGTTTTTGCCTTCAAAAAGGTCAAAGATTTGAGTTGGTTCACCAAAGTCTGGTTTCAATTCTGCATCGATCTTTTCTTTAATTTTGTAACCAAATTTAAAGATCTTATATGTACCTTCTAATTCAGGATTTTGTGGATCTTTAATGATTTTGATAAGAGCGTAATATTGTTCACGTCTTTTTAATTTCTCAGAGATCTTACGATCAACAGCTGAGTCTGATTTACGTAGTTTCCAGAATGCATCTGCAATTGGACACTTTTCACCAATAGAAGCAGGTGAGTCAACTAGTTTACCTTCGCCTGATGCGTCAGTCAACCAATGTACATACTTTTTAACTAGTGAATTACGTGGATTTTTTGGATTAGGTACGAAGCGAATAAGTGCTTTGTAAGTTCCGTCTTTACCGTCATCTGCGGTAGGTTTGTACACTTCAGTGTTTGAAGTTGTTTGTACTGCGTGGGTATCAACTGCGTCGACCCCAAGATTGAAAATGTCAAATTCTGCCATGTCTTTAATTCTTTAAATTGTTTAATACTTTAAATTGCGTTAATGCCTTTAAGTGCGATAACAATACTTATACCGTGTACCCTAAGATATGTTTCAAAATAGTTGAAAGATAACCCGGGAGTGGATACTAAATGTATAGTCTCACTTATTATATATCCTTAGAAGGTCAAAAAAAGACTGCCAAAGGGCTGTTTTTTTACGAATTCTGTGATATTTTTTTCATTGGTGGCTAAGGAAAACCATTTTGCAAAGCGATCTATATTAGGATCTTTCCACCAATCATAGTGAAATGAAATCCATAGACTTATATTATGCTTGCTACAGGTTTCAAAAAGTTCTGGGATAATGTGCTCTTCGCCGCCTTCAATATCAACTTTGATAAATGACACATCTTTGGTCTCTTTAAGTATGTCGCTAAGAGATATTGTTAGCACCTCAGAGTCTTCGGTATTAGTTGACTCATTTTTTAATTGACTAGTTGAGTCACCGAGGTCAGCAGCTCTATTAGTATTACTGCCAAAGAATAACTTAACATTTGATTCTGAGTAAATAGGTCTGTCTATTACTTTGACATTGTTACAGTTAGATGATTCTAAGTTGGCTTTTAAGGCACTTAATGCTACCTTGTCAGCTTCTACAATAACAACTTCTTTAAAGTGTTTGGATAACCATATTGCTGTTGGACCTATCCAGCCACCTATATCAATTGCGGTTTTTGTAGGATCTTTTACTATATCAAATACACTGTACGTATCATTCTCCCAGTTACCTGATGATAGTGCACCCATAAACCATTGGTAATTAACTATCTGTGAGTTTTTAGAGGGATCAAATGAGTAGTCCACTCCGTGTATTGAAAAATTATTCATTTATTTTCACTTTTTTTGAAACAGTTTTTTAGCACTAGCATATAACTAAAGTCTTTAGGCCCAGAGGTAAGATTAGGGCTGGATCAATTTAGACCTAACGAGGTGATTCAAGAAATAGGCATCAATTAGGTCATCAAGGGGCTTCGGCACTTTTTTGCCAACTTCAAGGTTTTTGACGAACTCAAAAATAGGATGAGATTCCAAGTTTGGATCGTTTAAACAATTTTCTAAGAATTTCCCCCAGAGTTCATCTTTCTTCATGTTCCCCTTTCCAGCATGTTTCTTAATAGTTGAAGGAGCAATAGTCATAATATCCTTAGGTCCTATGGTATTTATTATCTCTAATTTTAAGATAGCTGCAGCGGCTGCCATATCGATAATATTATTGGTGCCAGCACTTGATCCATAGGAAGAACCTTCAAAAGCAAATAAGTATGGATCTTCCCATCTTGTATGAGTTAAGATGATATTAATAATGTCCTTTGAAATGGTCTTATATTTTAAGATCTTTGCAAGTTCTCCTTCTGAAAATTCAGTTTGAGCAGCAAAGTTTGGTTGTTGAACCATGACACAACCTTCGAGAATTGACATTTCTTCCTGCATCTTTTGTTCAGCCTTCGTTCCTGTTTTGGGTTTAAGGTAAGAAACAAAAACGTAGTTCTTGTCGATAGTGTTGTATATACAAATTCCTGGAGAATTTATAGAGAAGTCAATTGCAACTATATTCATTAAATAACGCGTGAGCCAAGAGCAGAACCTAAAGCGGCTCCAACAAGTCTTGAAGTTAAAAGATCAAATAAAACGCCAGAATGTATACCTAATACATTAGCAATAACTTTACCAATTGATTTACCTAATGCAAATCCTGTTAGGCCTCCTAGGATAGTTCCCAAAAATCCTTCATTGGTAATTTCTTCATTGAATCTTTCAAGATCGATTTTACCAGATTCATCAGTATATTGTTTTAGCCATTCTGTAATAGCTGCATCAACTTTTTCTTCTAATTCTGGAGTCCACTCTTCTTGTAATGCCTCGTTTAAGGCTACCAAGTCGTAATCGATATTTTCTTGTAAGTGTTCAACAAATGTTTTCATATAGTATATATCTAATTAATCCAGCTCTATCTTAAGGTTGAATTTGTTATAATTGAATGTGCAATCAAATGTAGAAAATTGAGCAACATTAGTACTCATATTCAATTCAAGTTCACCGATTTCTTTAAAGATCAATTTTTCAAACTTAGCTGTTGCTAAAATATTTCCTTCAGCATCTAAAATGTTAAGACTAACATCCTGAATAAATGGTTCCTTTACTTCTTTACTATAATAGTACAATAAAGTATCTAACATAATCCAATAATTGATAAATCCATCTAACAATTGCATAGTTACAGAAAACTCTCTATTGATAGTGTTCTGAATTGGAATAGCTCCTCTGTGATACGTTGTTGTACCATCGTTGAAGTTTTGTTCCACTGGATCAAACGCAATTCCTGGCATCGCAATACCTTGAATACTATAATTGATATAATCAACTGGCTCGCTAAGTACCGAACCTGGTATTCTATTCAAGTAGTCGCGATATTTATCAGCTACTTCTTGTGGAATGAATTTCCTAGGAAACTTAAACTCAAATAGGTTATTTCTAGAATTTAAAATCATTATGCGTTTTTGAATTTTCCACTGTACAACATAGTTTCGTTAGAGCCATTATGTAAAGTTATGTAAAACTGTTTGTTTATGAAGCCTCTAATGATATTAGCGTTACCTTGATCTATTTTAAATAAGATTTCTCCCATAGAAGCATCAACACCTTTATATTCTTTAAGATTTGCAAACTTGACAATTTTTCCAGCGCCATCATTAAACATCAAATAAAGAGTTTCAGCACTGTGAAGATCTACAACATTTAAGTCTCCATTATCATCTTTAGCTACTTTAAATTTAACAAAAGTGTCAACTGGCGAAACTGAAATTTCAGCAAGTCCTTCTAGCATAAATGGTGTAGCTGAAGTTTCTAAGGCTGTTCCAGCATTAATATTAACTGATGAAATGCTAGTTACAACATTGATTCTTTCTGTAAAATTCTGTACATATTTAACTTGACTTTGAATAGGATTCAAAGTCATTGCAGTTTCAGATGCAGTAGCTAATGTCATTTTAGGCATCTTATTATAAACTTTAGTCTCAATATTTGAATTCTTCAAAACGATGTTTTGTAACTTCTTACCAAATTTAGTTGGAGACCAATTATTAACAGAGTTTAAACTATTCCAACTTGAAGTTTTTACAATCTGAGTATTATCAGTTTCGTTATAAACTCTAAGAGTATAATCGATTGTAAAGGAAACTGCCGTACCAGCATTTTTAATGATAGGTCTAAATGTAATAGGCTCATCAAAATTTTGAGTTTGATTAAACGTAGTTTTGAAAGTCTGTACAAATGAAGTACCTATTTGTTCAAATATAGTCACATCATGTGAAACAGTTATATCATCTGAAGACGTATTAATTCTGTGAGTAATATAATTGTTGAAAGCCGCAGCTGATCCATTGTATAAACCAACCATTTCAAAATAATCACCTTCAGTAGATTCAGAAATTCCAGCTGAGATGTCAATAAATTCATCTTCAATTGCCAAAGAAAAGTTTGTTTCTTCAGCAGTTTCGATATAATCAAAACCACCTATATTTTTTAAAGTGTCTATTAACTTAAAACTAACTTCGTATTGCGCAGTTGGATCAACTTCATTTCCAGATCCTGTAGTTCCAAAGAATAAATTAGCAAAGTCAGTGTCTAGATCTTTTAAAGAAGGTACTTTAATTTCAATAAACTTAGAATATAGAGTTTCTGATAAAATAAAAGGCTCAGGGTTTTGTAATTCATAGTTAGAAGAATTCAAATAAACAATCTGTGTAAAGTTATTCATAATACCACTTACTTTAGGTACTCTAACCTCAAATAAGAAACCTTCATATCCACGACCTGCAAAATTATAACCAGATCTCATGTGCAATCTGATAGTTTCATAAACAACAGAATTTGTATTAGCACTATTATATGTTAACGAAGCTAATATATTTGCATAACTATCTCCAACCCATTCAGTGCTATTTTGAATATAATTCCATGAGCTATCTAATAAAGCGAATTGACTTCTTTCTTGATTAGTAGCAACTGCATGAAATCTATTTGGTTGACCGGGACCTGTTAAAATACTATTTCCAGTATCTTCATTAGGCATTGCATACAATGGATTAGCTTTTAACATTACAGACACTTTACCAGAGTGGTATCCAGTATAAGTATAATTGTATTCTCCGGTTTTTGTAGGAGTGTAGCTAAAAATTTGTGTCCCTGAATCATAGCTTTTAGTTCCAGGTGTTGTATCGCTAATATCAAAATTAGCTGGATTTGTTAAAGCCGATAAGTCAAATTGATAAGTATTACCAGGAGCCAATACTAAACTTCTATTGGCAATATTTTCTACCACTAAAAATTTATAAACAGAATCCTCAGTTACATTAAAGTTTACTACTGAAGAACCTAATTCATGAATCAGTAGTTTTTGTCCGCCAATAACACCATCAGTACCGACAAAGTACATTTCACTTCCATTATTATCAGTCTCAATTGCATACGCAGAAGGATTAGATTGATCATGGTACATTACCTCCATCAATATGTCGTCGTCGATCTTAAAAAATCTTGATGATTTTGCCATTTCTTTATTCTATTTTAAAATTGTAACCATTTAGGTGTGATCGTAAATCCAACTCCTACCATTGGTGCCAAATAAACTTGGTTTCCAATAATAACAGCTCCATACATAACACCTGCACTAACACCAAATTTGGTCTTCTTCATTTCCGATACCTTATTTAACTCATCCTCTATGACGCTGATATTTTCAATGGTATTAAAATTGATGCCAGGATATTTAGTGGCTATTTTTATTTTTTTTCTGCCATCAACAGTCTCTAAACTGCTGTATAACATGATATTTTGTTCATATAAGAAGTTAGAACTAAGAGCACTAATATTATCCCCTTGTCGTTTTACTATTACATTACCTTTGAATTTTCTCCAGTTATTATCTCCAAAATCTTTGTCATCTGATAATGTGATAGTAGCAGTACCGTCAGGATTATTAGTAACCTTCATCATTGCTGCAATAATAGAGTCCTTCGTTGTAAGTTGTGTTCTTAATAAATTATTAACTCCTTTAAGTTTTCTGTTAAGATCCAGTGCATCAACATACTTTTTGTAAGCTTCTTCTTTGTCATCTAACAATTCTTGTTTTGTCTTCTCAAACCCACTGATCTGAGAGATATAATAGTTTTGTTTATTCTTATAGAAAGCAACCGAATCCTTTGAAGCTAAAATATTATTTTCAACTCTTGTAATTTTTGTTTCAAGAGCATTTCTTTCAGCTTTTAAGCCTGAAATTCTAGAACATTGGCCCATCATTAGAATAATCAAAACTAAGATTACTGCTACAAAATGGATTGGTTTTATTTCTAATTTATTAAACATATTTTAAAATTTATTTATTATGGATTTACAGGACTAAAAGGAGTAAAACTACCAGGCGTTGAAGAAATTGGAGTTTTATAAACCCAATTATACGCTAAAATAGATGTTCCAAGATAAATTGCCATTGGTAAAGCATTAACAGTAGCAGCTTCAGGATATATGTAGTTTTGCGTCGTTCCATCTTGTGAAATATTAGTATCTGCTACGCCTGTTACATTATCATAACCGGAAGAGCCAGCTAAATAATTTATTAAATCTCCTGGATTAATGACACTTCCAGGTCCAACAACTCCTTGTGATCCAGCTCCATTATAACCTCCTCTAATACTAGGAATATAACTAGAACCATAACCCACTGGAGGATTAAATTGCTTAGTTGTCATTGAAGAATCATAAACATTTGCTGAAACTCCAGTTTTATCATCAGGACCAGCTGCACCCATAATTAAACTTCCTGGTATATTAGTTGGAACATAAACAGTATTAGTATTTAATGCTGTACTCCATTGATTTGTTTGACCAAATAATAAATACCAACCAGCCCATCTAGTACCTGCTATACCTCTACCAAAATAATAGTAATCATAGGATCCTGGAGATCCAGTATGTTTAAAAGTACTTAAAGAAAAGTAAGTGTCTGATATATCAGCTGGATTAACAAAAACTATTGAACCGATAGGATAAATTCCCGGAATTTCAAATGGAGATCTCCAAGCCACTGTTCCATCCGTATCAGTAGAAACCAAAAACTTATTAGCTGCTAAAGTGTTTCCATTTGGTTTGATTTTTATAGTATTATTAAGCGTTGTTGTTCCATTAACAGTATTAGTTGAAGTGGTAGTGCCTATAATATTAGTTGCTCCACTTAATGTAGTATTTCCAGCATTTGTTAAAGAACTGGCAGCATTAAGATTAACGGCACTAGATAAGAAATTCCATGGTCCAGAAGCTTCTATAAATGCTGAAGTCAATCTAAGTTTATTATTTCCTATATCATCTGTTAAAATTGTATCCTTAGACTGAATTTCAAATACATTGGCACCGCCGATAGCTGCTATTTTTAATTTAGCACCACCTGTAATTGGAATCAATCTAATTACACCCGAAGTTAAACCATAAGATGAACCATTCTTTAGTCTAAATCTAACTAGATCAGTCCAATCTGTTCCATTATTTTCATCTACTAAAGTAATCAATGATAATTTATCAGTAGCGTCTTCTGTGTAAGAACTATCTGTGCGACCTAATACAATATTAGTTGGTTTTGCACCTGAAGTACCGCTAATTACTGGTTGAATTTTAGGAAGAACCGTATGTTGATCTATTGGATTAGTATATGATTTTAATGCCCAATAACCATCAGCCCCTGAATCACCCTTTGATCCAGTAGCACCTTGATCACCTTTGTCACCCTTAGGTCCAATATTACCTATAGCTCCGGTTGCACCCTTTTCACCTTTCAAACCCTGTGGTCCCCCACCGTTTGCTAAGATTTGGTCAAAATTATAGTTAATCTTTTCCTGTGAAAGAGATAAACTATCTGATTGAAAAATTTCTTTGATGTTAATCGACATCTTATATGCTTATTTTTATTATAGGTGATATGCTATATGTATATCCCACTCTTTTGTTATATATTAACCTCAAATTAAAAGGCTTGTTGGCATGTAATTGATATGTAAAATTACCATCTTCTACATAATCAGATGCTAATACTTCCTCAGGTGAGTTTTTACTTGCCACATTAGAAACTGTATCTTTAATCTGTTTAACAAATAACTGTAAGGATTCAATCTTATAAAGAGGATTCAAATTCTTAAGAGCATATTGTCTCGCATCATCTTCAATTGTGGTTAAGTCTCCATAACTTTCAATTGGGTTAACATATTTCTTGATAGTAGACAAAACTCCAGCTTCTAATAATTCATCAACTATTACGGTTTCATTATAAAAATCAATGAATATCTGATCTTTAGTTTCAAAAATAATAGTTTGTGTAGTTGGTTTACCCAAATCTCTAATTAAGTTTAAATCCTTTAATGACGTAACAGTGCTACTGCTAAATTTAGTTAAATATAAATTTTTCTGAGGTTGCATAGCCGTCGAAGTCATAAAAGATTTTTTAGAAACTGGTGATTTTGTTCCAGAAACTGGTTCTGATCCACCGTTTGCTAAAGATCTAACATAATAGCCTTTTTCAAAATTACTTGTAAATACATTAATATCTCTTTTGTCAATAGTGACCTCATTAATTAATGGATAAACAGGTTTAAGAGCTGTTGTAGGTGATAATTTTGTAATAGAAGCTTGATTAATTTCATTAACTTTATGATAAAATACATCTTTCATGATACCATAATCTCTTCGATTAGTCATAAATGTTGTACCTTGTCTAAAAAGTTTTTGATTAAATATCATTTCTCTAGCGGTCTTATAATCTAGGTTTGTGACATTTTGACCAAAAAATACCTTATACTTGTTGTATGGATTATAGAAATCTATAACATCGACAAATGTAGGATTATATGATCCACTTAATCTTTTAAGATGAGTAATATACGGATTGCTTCTATTTACCATATTGTAACCAACAGCAGACGTAGATTTTCTAAACGAAACTGGAATTTTTGTAGCTTCAGAAACTGTTAAAATGGTTGGTTTATAAACATCTTGACCATCATCTACGTTTAATATAAATTCATTATACTTTGTGGTTCCATCTTCTTTAACAGTAATATATTCTACACTATTAGAATTATTATTGTCTAATAATTCATGAATATATTTAGCTGATAATTTAGAAATAATATCATTATGTGCGTTTTCACCTCCACCGATATAAAGATATGTTGCGTTAATTAATTCATAAGTACTTAAGTTAACTAAACTAACATCATTACTTGTACAACTGGATGTTACTGCGTCATAAACTTTAGGTTTTTCACTAAGAAGAATAGTATTGTCATCAATAACTGAAGCTATCGATAAACACATATCAGATGTTGCAGATCCACTTGGTAAATAAATACGAATTTTATTATAAGTACCATTATTATTTAATGTAATTTGCGTCGTAAATTGAGTTCCAATTCCATTTAAAGTATACGGACCATTTCCTGTTAAATTAATATTAAGAAGATCTAAATAACCTGTCATATTAGTACTTTCAGCTTCTGCTGCAACATTACTAGAATATCTTCCCTTTAATTCATAAAGAACTCTTCTATTAAAATAATCAACTAAATTTTCTTGCAAATGAACATTTAATATAAGAGATATTGTTTTAAACTTTTCATTAACAATAGCCTTAACACTCATATCTTGCTGTTCATTTGAACCTATAGTTGACAAAAGAACTGTTGTAAACTTATAAGAATTATATTTGTTAGAGATATTAAATTCTGTTGGAATAATTTCACTAGACTCTTTACGTTCTTTGATGGTAAACTCTAAACCTCTAAAATTAGTTCTTGCAAATGTTTGATTCGATCCATTATCAAATATAGAATATTTTGGAGCTGGATGAGCATGATAATATCTTAAATCGACTGCATTTGTATTATCTACGCCAAATGCATAACCATCATAAACCATGAATTTATCAAAAACATTAGTAGTAATATCTTGAAAATCTAATAATGTAAGAGTTTGATTGCTTTCATTAACATCAAAATTTAGATAACTAAAAAATTCTTCTGGATATATGTTACTAAAAATAGTTTCTGTAGAAGAACCACTATACTTTGGAAATTTGTCAATATAAAACCACTCATGTGTCATGTGTTGAGGTAATCTACCGTCAACTTCAATATCCGCTGCGAAGTTTGTTTTACCAAAAGCTTCTGAAACATTTAATGAATATGGAGTTTCTCTAACATTTACAGCATTCTTTAATGAAAATTTATTAATATATGGAACTACTCTAGACTTAGAAAATAAATTAGAATTATAGTTTTCTTTAAGTCTATCATATTCTGTGACTGGATCTATCGTTGTAATCGAATCTGAATCTTCTGAATTTAAAGAAGGCGATAAGAAAGAAAATAGATCATTTGAATTAGTAATATAATAACCAGTTTCAAATGTTGCCGGATTAAAAATAGTATTGGATTGATCCATAAATTCATAATTCTCTAACTCTAATTCATAGGGTAAAGAATATGTTGTACTATAGAAATTAAAATCAAAATCTTTAATAGAATATGCTGAAAATTTACCAACTGTTGGATAATATTTTTTATATACATTGGCTGATTTTCTAATTGCTAGAGGTTTTTTACATTCAACAATAACTTTTGCATAAGAATCATCATATTTTACAATGTCTAATACTATAGCGTATTCATTTATGGATTGTAAACCGATATAATTACCAACTTCTATTTTACCAGATTCAAAGTCTTCTAAATGAATTAAAAATGCTTTTCCACTTGCATGACCACCTGTTAAACCATAAATATCACACATGTATGGTAAAATAACATTAAGATAGTGATTAGTATCTAAATATCCATCATAGATGTCCAACTTCATAACGTTAGAGGAGAAGTTTAGGAGCGCTAGGTTAGGGTATCTAAATCTAGATATGTTACTTATTACTGTAATAATAGAACCGTCCCTGGATACTCTAAAATCATTTGAAAATTGTTGTAAACACAATTCAATAGAATACGCAATATCTTCAATACTGCCTAGAGGTGAAAAATGATTTCCATTTGCAGTCCCTCTAGTTAGAGTTGAATCAGCTGAAATGATATACTTATTAAGATCAACATGATCTGCAGCAGGCTTAATCTTCATTTTACTAACGCCTGCACTATAAACTAATTCATTAATAATTAAAGTATTTATAGTTTCATTTGCTATTAAGAAATCTCCATCAATTTCAATTTCATAATTATTAAACAACGTATTAGATTGAGATAACCATTGTGCTTTAAAATTGACTAGAGCTTCATTTATAGAAACACCTGTACTAAAATTCAAAGTATCAGTTGTATTACCGTCAGATATTGTAATAGTTACAGTTTCTAATGGTTTTAATGTCGTAAAATTAAATTTCCAAACTTGTTTTTGTAATCGAGTAATTGCTAATTTATCACCATGAACTGGCACATTAGTGTTAGAAATGGAGAATCTAATTCTATCATTTCCAGACCCTTTAAATTCATCAGCTCTTAGAGTAAAACTTTGCTTTTCAAAGCCATCAAAATCAGCATAAGTAATTCCACTTAAACCACCAACAGGTATCTTACCAACTTCCCATCGTGTACCGTTTTTAATATTATGATAACCTCTTTTGGAAGTTACATATCCTAAAGTAGCATCATCGAAATCTTCATATCTCGGTAAGATAAAATCATCAGAGTTAACAAATGCAAAATTACTTAAATCATAATAATTTTCATACTGTGAAGCTGTTAAAATATTATGTACTAATTTGGTAGCGTTTATTTTACCTTCTTCTATTTCATCAACGAATAGACCAAAATATCTATTAATCTCGTATGGATCAACACCAGAATCATTAAATTGAAATTCTAAATTAATAAGATTAGCTGAAATAATAGCATTTCTTTGTAAACCATTAGTAATATACTCATTTACGTTAATAATAGCATTATCATATCCTACTATATCATCAAAGATATACTCTGACTTAGTTACAAAACCACCATTCTTTAAGTCGATGCCATGATACAAAAAGTTTTCATTCTTATTGAAATTAGCAGTAATAACAGATTTTGGAAAGTTTTCATTTTCAACATGTTTTCTTAAATATGCACCCAATTCAGAATCCTTTGACATATCAAATACTTTGACAATATCAGCGTCTTTAAGCATATTTACAACCTTAGCGGATGTATCACTACCAACACTTGTCGTACCATTAATTCTGTAAATAACAAATTTAGTTGGAATTTTTTTATCTAACCAAATCGGGACGAAGATCTTAAAAGTTTCATCATATAATTTTGAGTAACTGATTCCAGCCCCGTATCTATAAGTATCTTCATATTGAAATTCATAATCATTAAAAGCCGTTAAATCATTTGGAACATCTCTTTTAACGTCATAAATTAAATCATAAGGAGTTGCATTATCATTGTAAAATCTAGGTAAATCAAAGGAATAATCACCATCTCTGGAAAGCTTCTTCTTTTTATATTTAGAACTTGAAAGCTGAGTATTTGCATCGATAGTCTCTAAATAAATATCGCCGTTTTCGGTCACAACAATTTTATTATTGCCAGAAAGCTTTGGATTAGTTCTTAGCAATGCAAATGATTTATCTTCCAACTCAGTTGAAAGATCAAATCTATAATTTAACGTTTGGTTTGTAGGCATTCCGAATATATTATTTTACTATCTCTGCTATATATCTTATTTTAGCAGAGACAGTAAATATTATTCAGACGTTACAGCTGCATCGTAATTATTATTGTTGAAAATAAACGTAGTTTGGCTTGTAGCACTAGATTGAATGCTCTTTCCTTCGGCTTTATATTTAGCAAAAACTTCTAAATCAAATGAGAATTGCTCATCATCTGAATCAAAAATATCTATACCAATTTGTTTAGCATAAGTCAAGTTTGTCAAAGTTGAAGTAATAATACCACCTACTCTACCATTGCCCGTAGTTCCTTGACCGTAATAGTCAGTCATTCTATATTGGAATGTAATATCTACTGAAATAGCATTACCTGTAGTTCCACCAGCAATCCTCTTTCTACCAAATTTATTATCACCGTCAACAATTAAACTATCTTTATTAATAGGATTCATAAATAGGTAAGATCCACAAGATTTACCACCTAATAAATATTGATCATAGATACCAAAACTAGTTTTTACACTTCTTCCAGCTGCTGATAACCATAAATATGGTGTTTGTTTTTTACCATCAGTTTCATCAGCTTTGAGATTGGCAGTTTTTGTCATAGTAGAAACATCAATAACATCTTGTACTGTATAAGCTAAAATATTTTTACCATCTTGTACAACTGGATGATCTACATGAGCATATAAACCAGAATCATATAATGCATTTGAAATATTAGATGCTGATGATTGCGTAATAGTATCGAGTGTTCTTGGAACTGAAGTTCCAGCCCATGTTCCAGCCCAAATAAAATCTGTTCCAGCGTTTGTTGGGGAGCTTGAACCACTTATAGTATATTCAGCTTGCGCTAAAGTAGTCATAACTGTTGTAGTGCCAGGTACAGTTTCTAAATAAAGTGGACTTTCTCCTGAAACATTATAATATCTACCATAAATATATTGACCTCTTAATTGAGCAGACTGATATGGTATATTTTGGAAATAATTAATATTATTATTTGTCAATGCCAAAGTAGTAGCATCTAAATTTTGATATTGGATAGGAACTCTATCATATTTTGCTTCAGTTGTATAATACGTGTCATCTAATACTCTAGAGTCAATAGCAGTTGCATTTGGATTTGTACCAAATGGACTATTAGCAGATGAATTCCAAACTGGTAAAGTTCTTGTTCCTGTAATTCTTGCAACTAATTCTAATGTGGTAGCTCTGGTGTTCTTTAATAATAATTTAAAGTTTTTAGTAACTACAACACCTTTTTTTACTTGTAAACCTTTAATATCATCTACATAATAACCTGCAAAAATCTTATTAACAGTATTAGGTCTAATTCTTGTTACATTACCTAGTTCATCGACTAAATCGACGTTTAATTCACCTTTAATACCAGCTAGTGTTTCTTGTAAAGCAAGAACTTGAGCTGTCATTTCAGATAATTTATCAAAAAGACTTACTGGTTTTTGTTCAGGTGTTAAGAATCCCGATGCGATAGAAGATGCTTGGTGAGAAAAGAATTTTTCATTTGCAGTAAAACTATCAGCAACGTGTTTAAAAACTCCGCGAGCTTCTAATTCATGTGAAATTTCAACTTTAGCAACTTCTCTTTCATTGTTTTCTACGACAGTGATTGCATCTAATGTAGAAAGTTGACCTTCTGGGAAAATAACAGTTATAATTTCAGACCAATCAGATTCAGCTGGATTTGATGGCCAACCTGCTTCAGATTGAGATTTGATTCTAAATTGTACTTGTTCTCCTGGTTGAATAGAAATATCCAGTGAATTAAAATTAACTGTATCAGCGCCTTCTTCTGAGTCATAAACCCAATAAAATTTACCATCAGCATCTTTACTTCTTTTTCTAACTGGTCCTAAAATTTCATTCCAATTTGAAAAAGCAGCAGTCTTAGTATTATCTTTATCTTTAAATTGAATTTGATCAATATTAGATGTTTTACCATTAGTTGACAAATATCTATATTGAATAACAAATCTAACAATTTCTTGAGGTTTGATACCCGGTGTCGCAGCAGCTTCTGGAATAGACCAAAATCCTCTAACTCTATACTTAGGTTGGATTTTCTTAATAGAAGCATCTTGTGCTGCTGTTGCAATTTGATTAACTAAAGACGAATACATTTTAGTTTCGCTCAATCGCTGATCCGATAATGAACCAAGCTCGTTAATAAATTTAGATTTTTCAGTATCTGATTTGAATTTAGTTGTAGCTAAAGTAGCTTTTTTAGCAGCAATAGTTTCATCTAACTTTTTAAGTTTATCAATCACATTTACCTTATCGGCAGACATCTGTTGAACAGCCGTGAATGTATCATTACTCGTTAAGTGAGTATTAATTTGTACTACTTTAAAGTTCGTAGAGATTAAGTCTGGTGCAGCAGGAGTCACAGCCTCAATTGAAGCTGGAATTCTATCGTTTTGTAATGCTTTAATGAATTGACCAAAATCAGCAACTTCAGCTTGATAATAATCAGCTAAAGTCATGATAGTACCATCAGCTGCAGTCATCTTTAATTCGTTAGTAGCGAGAGCAACCCCAGGAGACCATTTTTCTGCAACAATATTTGAATTTGGATCAATTGGTTTAACAAAGATTAATAGTCTTTGATCAAATCCAACATTAACATCAATTTCAACTGGAATATTAGCAGCTTTATGAATTTTTAATTGGTCAACACCGATCTTAATTCCTTCGTATCCTTCTATTAATTGTAATTCAACTTGTGAAGTACCTGAATTAATAGAAACGATTGAATATTTTGTAGTATCTTCTCCGCTATTAACAATAAGCTCATCACCTATTTTAAGAGTTTCTGTTTCTTTTAAAGTTTTAGCAGAATCAGAGTAAGATAATTTATTTAGTGTATAAAGTTTAACACTCTTGGTTTGTGTAACACCATTAATTTGTACAGATTTTTGTACAATATCAGTTGAAATAACAGAAAAAGCACCATAATAAGAAAGATCTCTATATGGCATTTCAACAACTTCTTCGTCTAATTCATAAGGGATGAATTTAGAAGTTATATCATCCAAGAACAATCCATGATCTATGCTCTCAGTATTCTTATAAGTATTAAAGAAATCCAATGCTGTATTACTAGAAGACACGAGATATTTTCTAACTAATACTCTTTCAGTATCTTCTGAGATTTGTCCAGAAACATCAAATTTTACTTTTAATAATGGTGATAAAAAGCTTTCAAAGAAAAGATTGCTCTGTGTACTAAAATTAGTAGGTACGTTTAAACTAGTAATAGGTTGAGCGGCTGTTTTAATTTTGCTCTTTACCAATGTTCTATAGGTACCATCGGCTAATTTAATACTAGCAGCTCCATCACCTAAAGCGCTCATCGCTTTTACAGTATCATCGATTCTTTTTAATTCTCTTGTAATATAGCCAAAAGAAGGAATCTCCACTGTTTTAATGGAGTTATTTTCTTTTAGAAGATCTATCTTAACAGTTTTATCATCGGATGTAATAGCTTCATTAATGCGTTCGAAAGTTTCGATCGCATTTTGGTTCATCTGTAAGAATTGTTGAACCAGGCCACTAAGAGAGTTTTTAACATTCATTATCTTAAAATATCATATTTGAATTTTTGATTGATACTGCTAGCATTTGGATCAACGCAAACTATTTCAATATATGGTTTTGTTGAAACAAACGATGCTGCTGGTATCAAAATATTAGCAGTCATGTTTAGATCTAAAACCATCGCATTTCCGTTTAGATCAATATTATTGTTAAAGATTAATTTTAACACTTGACCTTTTTTCCATGTTGCGGCTGTATCGTCTATGTATATATAAACCTCATTTACAGCAGGGTTAGAGTTAACAGAAACTCGAACCATATTTTCAAAGTTATCTAATTTAGCCCAAATTCCAGTACTTGTAGCATTATTTGGATCGTATGGGGCACTATCAGTAATTTGATTTGTTTTTACTGAAGTATTAATATCATAATTATAAGGTTGAACAATACTATAGCCATTTACATTGTTATTAACAAAGATCTTTCCATTAATTCTGTCAACTACAATACCTCTACCGTTTTTTACAACGTCGGTATTATATTGAACTTCTGTAGGAATAGTTCCGTCGATAATTTGATTAATTCTAGAATTTGTCTCTGCAATTAAATCAAGTAATGCAGTGTTATTGCTAAAGTTAGCATTAGCTGCTACAAATTGTTCTTGTAAATCATGTAATTCTGTACTAAATTGCAAGATTTGATCTTGGCTTAGAACAAATGATTCAAGAGCTTCGTATTTTGTTAAAGCCTCGGTAATTCTGTCATTTGCTGACAATAGAGTCTTGGTAGCATTATCTAAAGCAGATACGCTATCTAAGAAAATATCCATTGAGAATGTTGTAAAGTCATTAACAACTACATCGGATCCTACGTTGTCAAGTGATGAGTTATATCTCATATTTAACTTGTAAGAGAATGCATTACCATTAAGACCGCTTACAGCATTTGGTTTGTATTTTTGTTGCGCCGGAATTACTCCATTAGTAAAACTATCTAAGATAATAATACCATATAAATTTGTAGCTCTATTACTTGGAGTAGATTGACTATACACATCATAATAAACTAAAATGGCATTAAATTTAAAATCCGTACCTCTTTGGTTAAAATCAGAGATACTGTGTAAAGTTGCATCATTTACAATACTAGAATATGAAGAAGGTGTCCAGTCAATTCCATAAATTGGACTTGTATTTGGATTAATATCATAAGTTCCTAATGTATCACATATAGTATCTAATGTAATTAAAGGATCTGGATGAGTTGAATTACCTCTTCCTAAAATTTGAGGTTCGGCTGCCACATTGTATGAAGTTGCAGTAGTATTATAAGTTAAATCTCCTGAACTTTTAAAAAGAATAGTTGGAGTAGAACCATGAGATGTAGGAACATTGATGTAAATCTCTTGGTACGCATTACCTTTATACATTACATCATTTGTTGCATCGATAGTTCCAATATACTTAACTACTCTGTCATACGCAGCACCACTTGAAATGCTATCAAATTGCTCTGTAAATCTTGATAAACCAATTGCAGACTCTGAACTATCAGCTGGTTTAAATCTAATAGCATCAATTGAATGTAACCATTTGAAGAAAATCTTTTCAGCATCTGATTGAAACAATTCTGGATCAAAGTCATTATCTTGTAGTATATGTTGCTCTAAGTTTAAAGCGTAGTTTTGTAAAGTAATAGGAAAATCCAAATTTGGATCAGCAGCCGAATAGTTAGGACCACTAATGGTTTCTAACAATCCAAAATTCATTGAATTGTATCCATTAACTGAAGTATCTTCAGGTAAATTTAATAATGCAAATCTTGAAAATTCAAATTTCAAGTCTGGATTATTATGGGTTCTAGTTAAATCTTTTGCAGCTGATGCGAACGCATACACTGTCGAACCCTGAGTTTGCGGTCTTCTAATTAAAGGTGTTGACATATTATTACTTTACTGTAAATTTTATTATGCAATTGTAGTAGCGTGTGAACTAATTACGATCCATTTTGAAAGTCCTTGAGAATATCTCAAAGTAATTGTTGCTCCGATTGCATCGAAATCTACACCAGTAATAACTCCTAAAATTGAAGAAGTTGCATTAGTGATAGCTGTTGCAAGAGCAGCGTTAGCAACTAAAGTAATTTCATGTCCATCAGCTGCACCGTTTGGTAAATTAAAAGGTGAAATTGAAGCATCTAAAATGATAGTTCCATGAACATTAGTCAAAGTAGATGGGAATGAAGTTACAGTTACGTAAGCTGATTTGTAAACCGCCGCTGACATCTCTAAAGAAGATGTAAATTCAGAAGCTACGGAGAATACGTTACCATTAGCTGATAAATCTGCTGCACCAACTGCTACGATTTGATCTGATTCGACCAATGTCATTGCACTTAATGTAAGGTTAGTTGTATCTAAGTAATTTAGAATATCACCTAACTCAGCATTGATTGCGCTAAAGTTATCATTGATAACTGTTCTTGAAGCTGAAATACTATCAGTACCTAGAATTTGTTGAATGTTTGCCATTTTTTATATTTTATTTTACTGTAATTATGTTTTTCTTGACTTTATTGATATTACCATTTGTATCCTCTAACTCTAAACTTAATGAATAAGTTCCAGTATTTTTAAACAAGTAGGTAAACCACATATTATCATAGTATATATCAGGAGAATTTTGAGACTCATTTTTAAGAATCCATTTAGGATTTGTTTTTCCTGGCATCATCGTTTTATCTAATGCAAATGTAACATGTGTAAGTTTATTAACTACTGCGTGACCATCAAAGAATATTGTATCATTCCATGTAGGATTTCTACTTACATAGTGTTGACCACTATGAATTTCACCAAAGGTTAAAGTAGCTTCTTCAAAATCATAATGAGAACTATATTCTTTTCCAACACCTAATATGTATAAACACGTATCATTTATACCATCACCATCAGAATCTAAAAATACAGGATTAAATGTAAATTTCTTAATGACTAAGTCATTTACTGCATTTAATTCATCTGCTATTAATTGCCATCCAGCAACATCATTCATACCAGTTGGAGTTGGACTTGTAATAACATAAGAGCCTATGATAATTTGACTAGTTTCAGGCACTTTATGATAAACTGTTAAAGTACTTCCGTTTTCAATATCGCTAATTTTAAAAGATGAAGATTGATCTGGTCCAATTTCAGTAGCTTCCCACCATAAACTAGATGTGTCATTCCAGTTAGCATCACCAAGATTATTCCAAAAATAAGGACCTGTAGTCTCTGACCAACCAAATTCTGCCTCATCATCTTTATATCTTGTGATTGTAGACAAATCTGGATTGTCATTATTATAAGAGTAGTTATATCTGTCTAATGTCAAATATGCAGAAGCTGGGACGTCCTGGATCATAACCTGATTATTTACAGGTAAGTTCCATGAAGAGCTCGTAGATCTCCATTGGTCATCATACTCGTTCCATGTGTAATTTTCTTTTCTATGCTTATAAAGTCCATAAATACAAACCTCTTTGCTAGCTACCGTGATTCTATCATATTCTCTAAGTTGAGAAACATAATTATAAAGATCGTATACCTTAAGCGTAACGTTATAACTTCCAGTAAATGGTAAAGCAATTGGTAATTCGCAGAATTCTGGATTCCAAACTGCAACAAGTCCGCTTGGTGTTCCAGAGTTTGTTTCACTCCAATAACCAATAGGTCCTCTCATTACTAAATTATAATCATTAGGTCCTGTGATTGTCCATTCAATTTCATAAGTATTTCTGCACCAATAATTATTCCACTGATTAAATTCTTCGTGGCTAAAATCATTCCATGTAATGTCTTCGTCCATTTCATTCCAAAGATCTTGATAGCCATCAAACTTTAAAATAAGTGGAGCACCAGTAATAGGTCCAACGTTATCAAATGGAGTCATTTCATTGTCTTCTAAAGATAGATCATGATAAGATGCATAGAAATTTCTAATGTCATTCATCATACCCAATCTATTATAGTAAATATTATTGACTACCTTTGGTAAATTAATAAAATCATTGTAATTATCTGTAAATGCATCACTAACTTTCTCTAAGTTCTCGATGAAAATAGTTCTGTCAGGAAACACTGTATATTTAAGATCTATACCGCCATCGATAAATCCGATCGGATTGGCATTAGTACTAACATTCGTATTTTTAACTCCAAAAATATCAGCTTCACCAGTAATATCAACTATTTTGGCATACAATGGTAAATAATCTCTTTGAAGCTTATTTTTAAGAGCATATAATTTAACTAAAACTTCTTCTGGACTATAGTCATAAACTTCTTGTACAAGTGGAGTGTCCCATTCATCATATAAACCAGTTGGTTTATTAATTCTATAAGTTAAAGAAAAACGAGATGTCTTTTTAGCTGTTCCATTTGGTTTATTAATTCCTGTCGAAACATTAACACTATATCCTGGACTATCAACATCAGTCACTGGAATTGCACGTAATTTTCCAAAGTTTTGAGACTTTTTATTAATATCTAACCAATACTCTTTGATAGTTAGATTATTATAGCCATAAAATTTAACAGCATTAATTAAAGCTTTATAAGTTCCAACATAAGGTTTAATATTATGTCCCTCTAAAAGCATTTCCTTTCTTTTAGCATTCAATAAAATCCAATCAGTTCCAACTTCATCAATATCATGATCTTTGAAGATAACCATATCGCTTACAGGAACACTCATGCCCATATTGTCTAATAGAACACCTAAACGTTCGTCTTCACCTACAACTTCGCCGTATAATTTAATGTATGCAATAACTTGACCAGTTGACATTACTAATTCCAACCATCTAAGATGAGATCCTTCAGTTTCTGAATGTAGACCTAAATTAAAAATTATTGCTTCTTCGTGAATATTGGCAAGATTTGTTATAATCTTGTAATTTGGATTTGTATGATCTGCTATAGAAGATGAATCAATTGCAAGTTGTTTTTTAATAACCTTGCTAACTTCTAAGTCATTATTATCACCTAAAACAGTTTCAAATAAGAATATGTCATCGCTTGTATAATTATTGGTAACCAATCTCGCTGTAATAGTAGCATCTTCCCCATTACCAGCAATTGGTTTTACATAACGAATATTACCATCAACATCCTTTACTTCTTCTAAGATCGCTAAAGAAATAGTTTCAAAAAGTCCAGTTGAAACCTCATTAATATGAATACTACCCGTCCAGATATTATCTGTCGAGTTGTAATCAAAATTCAATATACCTTTAGTACCGTTGAAAAATAAATAGCGTGAGTGATCTTGTAAATTCATTATTCTATATCGTAATCTTTATCAACAGTAAAAGACTTAAATAATTTAAGTCTTCTAACAGCTCTAATTTTTTCATAAATAAAATCATTTATGAAATCTAGAAAATCAGCCATAACTTCATTTCTGTAAATATGCGGAGATACTGATCTACGCATTATCTTATCTTTATAATCATAGCCTTTATTTTTTCTATCGTCTTTAGAACGCTTTGCTATGGTGTAAAGTTTGGTTAACTTATATCTATATAAACCGTCATAAATTGTCTTTGCCATCTTTGTAGTTTATATTTTATAGTGCTTTTCTAGTCGCAGCCTGTAATTGAGTAAACACTGTTCTTTGTACTGGTGGCTCATCAAAATAAACTGATAAACTTGCCATTTCATTCAAAGCTGGAGTATCTTTTACTTCAGTATTGTCTCTATCATACCAACCACCTCTAAATAAAGCTATTTCGTTCTTTTCAAGAATGATGTCTCCATATTTATCTAATCCAACATACTTATCAAATCCAACTGGATTAGGTTGTCCTGGAATTAAATTAACTTTTTCAATAGTCTCATTCTTTTCAAAGAAGAAGAATCTTTGTTTGCCATTTCCAACATCCTGAAGTACTGGTGTTGAAGGAGTTACACTAATAGTTTTAACGTAATAATAACCCAATCTTCTTGCTTCTTCTTCAAGAGATGAAACAAATTGTACGTTACATGCATCGATACCTTCGATTGCTTCTAATAAAGCAATAATATCTGACTTAGGCAGCTTATCTCTTCTTGTGATATTCATTAAATATTCACTGATCTTAGATCTTACTTCTTTAAAGATTTGATTTTTGTCAAAACCTTCGAAGTATCTAACATAAATATCCATTCTATATTTTTTGATAACTGGAGTAACAAACTCGATGTCTGTAACTACCATTTGTTGACCTGAATCCTCAATAGTTTTTTGGATAGCAGCTTGCTCAGTTTCTGTGAATGTAAATTCTTCAATTGGCAATGAGAAATAATCTTGACTTCCTGTCAATTTTCTCTTAGCATCTGGCAACATAAACAAATAAATTACGTTGTCATCATCTAAATAACCATCATCAGTTGTATTATAAGCATCAACATAAGAGAATGAATTGTATCTTGATAAGAAGTGTTCATAATTCTCTGGTGTTGCTAATACAAATGATTTAGAAGCTAATGGTGCGATCAATTTAGTAAACTCAGTAGATTCAGGATCTCCACCCATTTTAGGTGCAGATACAACTTCAAAGTCTAATAATTGGTTTAAATCGTATGGATTTCCAACTGAATCAGTTCCTTCTGTAATCCATTTAAAATGAATATCTTTGGCATCACCCAAATTACCTAAAGTACCATCATGTTTGATATATTCAACATTGATAATAGCACCAGCTGGTGGAATCATACCAAAGTTTCCATTTCCAAAATAAAGATCTAATCCACCCATGATACCAGTTTTAATAAGGTATCCCTTAGAATCAGCTCCCATTTCATATAATGAATTATAAGCAGTCCAAAGTTCACTATTAACAGTAACTCTAACTGTGTCATGTCCAGTTGCACCAGACACTTTAATATTAAATGATTGTAATCTTTCTCCAGTGGCAGTTACTGTTTGACTTTCAATTTTACCTTGTATAATAGGAGCATTGATATAGCCTGAGAAGTTTTTGTCAAGTCTAAATTGGTCACCATTCGTTCTTACTAGATAGATTAATCCATTTGCTGGGAAAGAAATTTCTGCATTAGCTGGAATTGTTAAAGCATCACCAGCAATCTCACTACTAACACCGGGTTTCCATCTAAATTTAATTTGTCCAGTTGCACTAAAGCCTCTAGTTGGATCGTGACCGGCTAATCTTGCTAAACCATAAATAGATTCAGTCTGCTGAGCAGTATAAATATTTTGTTCAACTAATGCGTCTTCGATGTAGAACATGATAAGTTGACCAAGTTCTGAAAGAACTGATAATATTTGAGCGTATGGTGACGCATTGGTGAAAAATTCACCGGTTCTTTTGTAAGCTCTAGCAATATAAGTTCTCGCATCCTCAAAGATTTGATTGGATTGTATTCTAGCCTTGTTTAAAATTTTAAAATCTGCCATTTCTTGTTTAATTTATTACAGCCCTAACAGCATATTGATTGTTTATAACCACATCGACTGTTGCAATAACAACATCTCCATCTTTCCAGAATTTAGCAACGACCTGAGTGTTATATTTTTGAGCCAATGGGCAATAAGTAGCCAATTGTCTTTCTATAGAAGCTTGAATTGTTTCTTCGTTTAAGTTAAACTCAAATAACAAATCTTCTAAGTTAGCACCAAAGTTTGGATCACCAAGAACATCACCTCTTGTTGTAAAAAGGATCGTTTCGATCTGTGTCAAAAGCTGCGCAATCTCAGTTTGAGATTGCAACTTCATTGGATCGTAATTCGGATCGTCTAATGTTCTGATATAAAGTTCCATACTATGTTACTATATATTTGATTAAGAATGCATCATCCAGTCAACACCTTCGTCGCCTTTGATTTCTTCTATAATTTTTTCTAATTCATCTTCACCCATAGATTTGATAACATCGGCATTAAGCTTAACTTCACCAGGTAAATTGTAATCAAATATACTTAATTTAGCACCTAATGAAATTTTGATCTTAGCTGAACAATATCTAAAGAAGATTTCATCTTCAAAAAGGGCACAATCTGGAATTGTTTGATAAACTTCAAGAATTAAGTGACTCTTTGGAGTTTCACCCATAATCTTTAAATTTCTAGTCAAATTACTATAATTAAAAGAAATTGTGTTATTAATAATCTGACGAGCCATGTCGTAATAACTTTGTTGAACTACATAATATTGCAAGTTTTCAGCTGACTTAATGTCATAGGTACCTTGACCCAACATACCACCAAATAACAAACGATCTATATTAAAGTCACCCTTAGTAAAACGAACGTCTGTACCAGCTCCATAATAAGCACCTACAGGATAAACACCATATACCGAGAAGACGTGACCAGAGCCATCTAATGCAGCTCCAGGTAGTGTTAAAGATCTTGTTCTTTTGTATATTTCTGTTTTAAAATAATCTTCAGGAATAACTAAAAAGTTTTCTTGCACAGAATACTCATAGTTTTTATAGAACCATTTTTTAGCTCTTTGAATAATATTATAAACTTCTTTTTTAGGCAAATTCATTGGAATCATACATGCTCCAGTAATGTCATCTGCCAATTCAATCATAAAATTGTTTAAACAATTGGGATCATATTCCCTTGGGAGACCCATGTCCTCTAAATCTTGTGCTGTAATATCAGTCATCTTATTGTTGTTCTATTTTTTTACTTTGTACGATTTCAACATCAATGAAATCGGCTTTATGTGTATATCTTCCTTCTCTAAATATTCCACCTTGCATTTGACCTTCAAAATAACCGTCAATACCAAATACATAGCAGTTTTCAACGAAAACACTTTGAGAAACATAACAAGATTGAAGCTTACTTTCTTTTATAGTAGTGCCTTGAAACAAAGCACAGAATCTAATATCAGATCCTTCAACTTCGCAATTATATAAATCGCTATTAAATACAGATCCTCTAATTTTACAATCCACAAACTCATAAACTTCAAGCTCAAAACACATTTTCATAAATGCGCCTTTGATCTGAATTCTACCAGCATCAGTATCATAATTGATTCTGCCACCTTCGATACCGCCGTGTGTAAATAATTTGATAACTTTTTCTCTGATCTGCGGCCAATACATATTGATAATAACATCGCTGTCATCCATATCAACTGTCAACTTAATTTCACCATCAACTGGAAATAACTTTTTCCAGTCTTTACGACCATCAATAATATTTTTATTTAGCTCCAAAATTCTTTTCAATTCCAATTTGTTATTGGCAGTGAATGAAGGATTTTCAGTGGCATTCCACATTTGTAATAAGAAAAGATCAGTCAAATGTAAAAGATCAGTTGTTCTGTCTTGATAATCTTTACCACCTAAATAACGAAATTCTAAGTAACCTTTTTCTGCTTTAGAGAAATTAATGCCGTAATATTTAGACATCGGATACTCAAAATTCATTGGTGAAATTGTATTACCATCAAAATAGAAGTTTTCAGCTCTTGGTAAGATCCATTTAATGGACTTTGCATATACTGAATTTTCTCTATTTGGAAAGAATTTATAAACTTGCTGTTCATTGAAGTCAAGAATAAACTTCAATACATTCATTTTCTTGATTCTATATGGATCACCAGTTTGCTTGGTATCAAAAGAACAGTTAATGTGAATAGCAGATCTGTCAGTCGTATAGCCATGTTCTTTAATATAAGATAGAATCTTAATAAGAATCATTCTAGCATCTTGATACGGTAAAGCTCCAGTTACTAACTCAAGCATATTCTTACCGCCTGACATATCAGGTTCTACTTTGAACTTTTTATCGGTAGGCTGAAATTCACTATGTGCTTTGGTACCTACATAAATATCACGACCCAGAAGAGACTTAAGTTGTTTAACTGCCTCGTCTAGGTCGTAATTTGAAAAGAATTCGAATTCGAAGCCAATTAAGGCTTTAAATAGAATGTCTTTGTTGTGAATGTTTAACATATTTAGAGATTATAATACTATCTTTCAAGTATATATCACCCCTTTTAAACATCTACTAGGAAATAAGTTTTAAGAATACTTTTTTGGTAATTTCTTCGATTCTTGAGATTTCCACCTGAACTTCCTGGTTCTTTGCGTAATCTTTGATAGCACCTTCTGGTAATTCACTTACGTGTAATAAACCAATAACGCCTTCTTCGATTGCAACAAACATACCATAATCTTTAATAGATTTGATAGTACCAGTTACTCTTGCAGGAATCTTGTATCTTTCTGTGATACCGTTCCATGGATCATTATGAATCAATTGAGTCAATGTAATCTTAGTATCAGAAATGATTTCTTTTACTTTGAACTCAATAGGATCACCTGGATTGATTTCATGTTTTCTTAACTTAGCAGCATGCACTTCGTCTAAGTCATTGATGTGAATCATACCAGTTAAACAACCATTGAATTCACAGAATACACCGAATTTAGCACTACCAGTAACGAAACCTGTGATAACTTCGTCTTTTGCATTTCTAAGTTCTTCAAGGATTGAAGGAACCATTGCCTTTAAATAAGCTCTGTGTGAAACAACAACTGTACCTCTTTCAGCTGAGAATGAAATTGGAACTACATACATATCCGTTCCAACAATAGAACTGAAATCATGTAATTTGTTCATACCAGCTAAAGATCCTGGCATAAAGCAATCAATACCATTTACTGTTACAATGTAACCACCTTCAGGAATCATTTGTTTAACACGACCAGCATACGCAATATTATTATCAATATTGGCCATTAGATCTTCAAAGATTGCATGTTGTACACCTTGCTCAATTGAACCTACTACAAAGTCTTCACCTTTGCTTCTGTCTCTAACGATTTTAACTGAAGTTTTATCTCCAACTTTTAAATCATTAGCTTTTTCTTTTTCGATGTTAACATAGATAAGTTCTCTATAATCTACATCGATACTCATCCAATTGCTAGAAATTCCATAAACTGTACCATCGTACACTTTACCAACTTCAACTGCAAATTTGTCAGCAAAATTGTTAGCTGATCTACCAAACATCATGTCATACAACTCTTGAGCATACGGAGCATGACAAAATACTTTGTCTGTTGGATCTTTTAATTTGATGTGGGGATTGACGGTTCTTTTAGGTTTAGCTTCATTTTCATAAGCATCCCAATTGAATTCACCGTTAGGAAGATACCATGCTGCATCTTTGTTGTGAGCATCTAAGTCTACAACTTTTTTCTCAGATGGTTTGATTGTTACTAGGCTTTCTAGACTGATTGCCTCGTTTTTCTTTTTTTCGCCGATTCTAACTTTTTGAGCTTTAGAATTAACTTGATTTTTTTGTGTCATTTATTTTATTTTAAGAAGTGATGAGTTATATATCCGATTACTTTTTATGTTTGATCTTAACCAGCTTACTTAATTCACCTTGTACAACAATTACATTCGTTGGTAGAGGTGGACTACTTGGTCCAGCTGGAGTTGGGTGAGTGTGTTTATTGAATTCTTCCATAAACTTTTTTAGAGTCTTATAAAGAGTTTCACCATTTACAGCCGGTTCTTTCTTATCAGACTTTGAAGTTGCCATATAGATATTATCAGCATTAAGAAGAATATCACCCTTATCGTCAAAACGAATCATGGGAGCCTTATCTTTAGACTGACCTGTTGTAATCACAAGTCCATCTTCTTTTGACCAATAAATTCTAATATTTCTTTCAGCATCATAAACTAATGATACTACGTTATGTGGTTCAGATGCCGATTTTAGAATATCATCCTTAAGATTTTTATTCTGATCAACATGAACCCAATATTCTGGCATGTATATGTTACCATTATCAAAGCGAGCCGCAACTATATCTCCAACCCTTGGCACAACATGTTGTCCAGGGTTAGTTCTATTCATAGGAAAGGCCCAAGGAATATCTTCAGTAGCTAATAAATCAAACTTACCGAAAATCTTCACTTTACATCTGCCTAGAAACTCAGGGTCTTTGTTGTCTACGACTTCACCTAACCAATGAGTTGTTCTTAGGTCATCTGATCCTAATTCTCTTATGGTTTCCATATACTATGTATTCGATTTTGTTTGCATCAATTACTTCTTAAGAAGATTAGCAATTGAATTGATAGAACCCTGTTTAAGAGCATCTCTAAAAGTACGAGTATCACTATAAACATTTCCTAAGAATACGTTTGACGTTATACCATTAACCATATTTTGGACTTGATTAGAACCTCTTGCAATTGCACTATCAACAAATCCAGATAAATCATCACCTATACCAGAAACTGCATCGGCAGCTTGATTGACTATATCACCTAATGGACCAGGAAAACCACTTCCAGCTTTCTTATCATCTAATCCGATTTCTTTGTCCATAATACCATTTAGATACTTAGCATCGTATGTGTGAATTCTTTCGTATGTGATTTCTATATTAGGCAATGGCGAAACATTATTTGTTGCACTTAAATCAGCAAAAATATCTTTACCAGAAGTTAATGAGAATTCAGCTAAACTAACTCTAAAGGCAAAGAATGGTAAGTTATCACCAGTCACTGAAGCATTTGTCTTATTTACACCAAAAGCTGTCTGTAAGAAGCTTGAAACAGATCCATTAGCTGTTGTAGATTGTATCTTTCTAATCTCAGAAACGTAAACAAACATTGTAAACTTTCTAAGATTGTCAGGAACTACCCAACACCATCTGTCTTCGTCCCACATAGCATCTCTGTATAAATCCATCATACCAGAGACCATTAAGTTTAGACTCTCTAAACAACCAATCGTTAATTTTGCATCATCTCCACCTCTATAAGGTTCATTAATATTGTAATTCAAAAAGTTTTCAGCTCCAGTTAGAGTTTGCCAGAACCATGGCATTTGACTATTAATTAGTCTTAATGTCTTAGCAAATTCTTTTAATGAATTAGCACGTGCTTCATCTTTGATATAATTTTTCAAATAATATGCTGCAGTACCAACCGCAGGATTATCAGAAAGAGCATCAGCTAACAGGGGTGACATATTACCATCATCATAAACAAATTGAAAGAAGAAAGTCAAGTATGTTGGATCTTGAATGTATTTGCTTTTCTTTTGACCCTTTCTAAAGTCATTTACATATTTGTTATTCATCTTTTATTGTTTTTTTTCACTAGGTAATTGATTCAAAGGTACTGGCCATTCTCTTCTAAATAAGTGCAATGTTTGTCTCATACCAGTTTCTTTAGCGTATTTATAAATTATTTTGCCAACTAGATAATTACCACTTAATAGATCATTGATCTTAGCTACATCAGGTTGTTTACTAGTAGAACCATCAACTTGTTCTTCTTTTTTAGCTGCATCAAAATGACCTTCTTGCATGCCAACCTCTTTCAATCTTTTTTCTTTTTGATCTAATATACTTTTCTTTTGAGCATTGTGTTCATATATTACAACAGGCACCTTCTGAAATCTATAAAAAGCATTATCATTAGTACCTAATTCAACTACTAATTGCATCTTTTCTAATTCTTCCATGTTCATAATATTCTGAACAGTTCCATAATTATAATTTAGATGACTATTTTTTGATTTGGCATTATCAGTATAGAATTGACGACCCACGTATTTATGTTTCTTTTCTAATTTGTATCTAGCTTCACCAGCCGAACCATATCTGCCCTTTAGCGGACTTTCTATTGGTTTTAGATCTTTACTGGTTAAAGCTTCAAGCTTAAATTCTCTTAATTTCTTTTCTTGATCACCTTCGTCATAATATTGCACATCTCTTGTGTATCCATAACGTTGTACTATTCTAGCTGAATTATTTAATAGAGTATAGGATTCTATATGATTAGACATACCCTTTAGATTCAAATTGTTAGTTAACATCAATTTGCTTAACATATCATTTGTTTTATCAGCTTTGACATCCACTGTAACATCTTGTAAAAATGTTACAAAGGCATCTTCAAAATCAGCTTTAATATTAAATTGTGCATTTACATCAACAAAATTCAAATAATAAAATTGATCAATATGATATGTTTGAAAAGATTCTTCACCAATATATGAAGATTCAACAGTGTCTTTTATAAAATCAAGTCTGCTAGAAAAAGGTAAGATACGTTTCATCGAATCTTTAGGTGCAGTGATATTAGTTGCTAAACCTATTTTTAGATCAGTAGCTATTTTTTCTAAATGATCTAAACTTGTACCTTCACCAAAGCTTTTACAGTCTTCGCTATATAAACCAGGAATACTACAAACTCCGGATATTCTATAAATTGGTGTATCTATTTCTCCAAAAGTTGGATCAGCATATACATCCGTGATATCGAAATCCATTCTTATAGACTTATATGTTGTTGCATTTTTAGATGCTATTCTAACATTGATTAATGCACCATCTCTTGGATAATTATCTATTAGAAATAGATTTCTAGTATCTTGAAAAACAATATACAATCTTGGCACATCTCCAGTTAATTCTAATTCAAAATTAAGAAGATCCTCATCATTTAATGTATAACCATTAACAATTATCATAGGTATTAAATCACCTACTCGTTTACTTGGAACTTGTTTAGGACCTGCATTTTTATCCTCTGACATATTCTTGATTTGAACTTCATCAAGAACAATTTTAGGTTCTAATATGGTTAATATATTACTAGATACAGACATTATTTACCAAGATTTTTCTTATTTATTAACAAATTCTTTATCTTTGCTTTATTGATTTCAAGAGGACTTAAACCGTCATTTACTACTAATTTATCTCCAACTACATTTATTCCTGTATTCATGTCTGAAGCTTGTAAAGAGATTGCATCGCCCTTAATTACAACATCAGTTTCACCTGATTTTATGATATTAGGTGGTAAATTTTCTTTACTACCATTAGGTTTACCAGCTGATCTCTTTTTTAAGAATTCAGCTCGAGTTTTATCTTGTTTAGTCATGCGCTTAGCGTCCAAAAATTGTTGTCTAATTGGATTTTCTTTAGCATTTGGTTTCATCCATTTTAATGTTTGACCCATTAAATCAGGAATCTCTAAAATCATACCAGGCGCAACAGAAAATGGATTAGAAATACCATTCCATTTTAATATACGATCAGCATTATTAACATTACCATAATATTGATATGAGATTTTATCGACACGCATAGCTTCATCTTCATTTACAAGATGATATTTTACAACTTTAATATTCTTAACGAATATCATAGTTGGTTCTGTCATAACGACTTTGTCGTTTACCGTTCTTTTAGTTGATATTACTTGTGTATCCATTATCCGTTAGCAAAATCTTTCATTGTTTGATAAAAATCAGAATTTTTATCGTATGAATCTGTTATTGTAACTTCATCATCATAAGTACCACCGCCAGTTGCAGCTCCACCTCTTGCTCCAGTAGCCCCGCGACCTTTAGATTTACCTTCTCCTTTTTGAACGTATTTTTTACCATATCCATCAACGATCGTTTCTTTATCAGGATCTTTTTGACCTTTAGGAGTTAGGTAGATTCTACCTCGACCAGCATTAAACATTGATTCAATATCTCCTTTGTCGCGGTATCTACCGGGTTTAAGAGTTATTATAACTTTCAATTTACTTGGAAAATCTTCGTAACCCAAAGGTCCATCAAATTCAAAATCAGTACTTGTACACGTTAAATTACCGATAACAGCAATAGGATTCAGTGGATTACCAACAGTTAAATGCCACGCTCCTGTAGAATCACCCGTTAAGAATGCTTTAGCAGCTTCAGTACCACTTGGTTTACCGAATAAATTCATCAAAGATCCACCTAATAAATTACCACCTATTTTTTTAAGAGCCTCAAATGGATTTCCAGATAATAATGATTTAGCAGCATCGCTCATACCATTCATCATACCTTCAAAAAATCCTTTAACATCACCGCTCCATAGCTTTTCCATACCTGGAAAAGGCTGTTTAACAGTTCCAGATGACGTATATCTTGTTGCTCCTCCCCAGAATGGTGCATTATTATACGTTAAAACTAGCATATTAGCTAAAATGTCTAACATCGCTATTTTTGGATCTACTTTTCCAATAGATCTCAAATCATAGTGAAAAGTTAATTTAATTTCTTGCTCAAATGTTAAACCTTCTTTTCTAACCCTAACGTTCTTAATAACGTTATATGGACCAAAAGCATGATTAGGATATGTTTCTTTCATTGGATCCCAACCTGCACCATGTGCTTCAACATTAGCCGCTTGCCCTGGACCAACGCCATTCATAGTATTTTCAACGTTAGATAAAAAAGGTGAACTATTAATAAAACTACCAACAGTACCTCTATCAGGTTGATTTGGCGTAATAGTTTGAACTTCAGATTCTAAATCATCCCAGTTATAACCTACATTAAATTTTAAGATCTCAGACAATTTATTTTCTGTGACTTCACTCATCCATGTAATAGCTCTAGCTATATCAGCTTGCTCTTTTTTAAATACAACACCTTTTTCATTTACAGCTGTTGCATTAATAATATCATCTTCACATGGTGTTGGAAATCTTCTTAAGGTTAACATATAATTATTAGGTATTTTACCATAATAAGTACAATATGCAAAATCTCCAGAACTATATTGATAACCCTGTGATGTATTTTCTCTACATTTTCTAATAATAGTAGCAGCTGTTGGATTCAATTCTTCAGAAGCTGCAGTATATAAAGGTTTAGTATATAATTCTTTAGCAGCGCCCCATACAGCTTTATCACCAGACGGTTTGGTATCAAGCATTTTACCTTTATAAGACAACAAAGACCACTTATTAATAATAGAATAAGGAGCATCCTTGTCAATCTTAGTTTCTATACCTTTGATTGGTTTACCTTGATCGTCATATTTTTTACCTTCTAACTCATACGCCATAGGTTCAGCGAGTTTAGAATAAGCATTTTGAGCCCATTGTTGAGTTCTAATAATAGAATCACTAGATCCTGCCATTTGTGCAACAGCATTGGCATTATTAGTTAATCCGGCAACATTAGCATAAAACCCACCTCCTAGTGCATTTTTAGCACCAGCTATAGGAGATGAATCTCCGGTTGTTGGATTATATGCACTATTTGCACCAGTAGGAATCATGTCATTTGCCATCTAGAATAAAATATTTTTATCTGTTTGGCTATATATCTCGGAGATATTATGTTATCATATTTTGTCGAGCTCAGTGCTCTTTGGTCTATATAGTAATTTATCGAAATAATCTTTGTCATCTGGCAATCTAGTGCCTAGAAAATTTTTGACAGCTATTTCGTAAAGACCTCTTGTTTGAAAGTAATATTGTCCATTTTTGTATGTAAAGCGATTGGACATCTCATATATTTCCTTTAAGCGTTTCTCAATCATGAAGTCCTGGAGCTTCCTGAGTAGCTCGAAAATCTCATGTTGTGTGCTTGTACAATAGATTGAATCAACAACTACCAAATAGCTTTTCCAATTTGGTCCACCAACAGCTTGTAAAAGATCTTCTCTAGTTTTGTAAAGTTCTCTCTTGAGGTTGATGCGCGTATATTTGCTAGCGTTTAGATCTTTCTTAAAGCTAGATTGAAAAAAGAATCGTTTAAGGAAATCTATATCGTCAAAGAACTCAACGATTTTTAATTGATATAAAGGACTAATGTCGTCATATTTGGTGTCATAGATAAGACCTTTAACAACGAACATATACTCTGGATTTTGTGCATCCGACAATAAAGCATATACATATTCTCCTCTGGAGAACAATTTGTGTTTTATCATTTGTTTACAAATTTAACTGAATCAAAACGAGCCAATAGTGTTTTATCTATTGATCCTTCGTGATTAACAATGATTAAATTATTAGTATATTCTACTGACGTAATTTTTGCTAATTCTTCGACTAGAGAGAAGACACCATCAATGATGTCTTCTTCTAAGTCTTTAATGAAATATGCAAATTTAGGAGATTCTTCAGATAGAGAATCTTCCATGATTTTTGTAATCTTTTTTCTGATGTAAAGATTAACAACTGCTGAAGGCGGTTCAGCATTCATAATATCTGACTTAACTAAATTGATTATAATGTCGATGTAGTTTACAACGACAGAGTATTCAAGAGATTTAGTATACCATACGAAATCACTTTTTGAATTACACCATACATAATCGATTTTTAAAGACATTATTTAGTTTGCAGAGCCTTATAGTGCGCTAATTCCTTTTCAAGTTGAGCTATTTTAACTTTAAGTTCTTCTTGCTTAGGCTTATAATTGGCACCCCAGCCTATTTTTATTTCTAATTTTTTTCGATCTTCTTCAGATCCTACGTCTATTCCTAAATCTAAGATTAGGTCATTAAAGAATTGGGCGGTTCTTTCGAGACCGCCGTTTTCCAAGTCGTATGCTATTTTAGCTTCGTATTTTTCACCGGCTGCATTGATGTTATCGTCTTCGATAATTTTCATCACACCGTTATCAACCGGTTCGAGTGTAACGTACATCATATTAAGCTGTTTGTCTTGTTTTAAAAGATTCTTGAGCCTTTCTAGTTAAGCTCTTAGATTCTTTTTTATTAGCTCTGTAATCTTCTCTAGTAGAAGTTACCATAATTCTCCATGCTTCTAACATCATTTCTGTCTCAGCTTCATTGTAGCCAGTGTTTTCCAAAGATGTTTTCATAGCAATTTCTCTTTGCAATAAAGATTCATAAGTTGCTTTTTCAACAGCTTCAGTGTTAGCTTCGTGAATTCTACGGCCTTCTTCTTGTCTAGTTGCATACCACTGCATCGCAATTGGACTGAAACGACTGTACATGTTTTTGATTCTAAGGAATCCTCTTTGTTTTAAAGCCCAACGGCGTTCTCTTCTATTTGACATAGTATTTGTTTATAAAGGTATTAACGTTTGATTTAATTTCTTCTTGTACTCTATCTATACTAATTTGTGAGAGTATCATTTTTGCAATAGCATCTTTAAGATCTTGCTCTTCAACTTCAGCAGTCATCACAGCAAACATGGCTTCTGATGGAATATTAACTGAAATTTCAAGAGGGAAATTTGCTGTATTTTTCTTGCTAAGTGTTTTAAGCATAGAAACCAAAGGATCAACTATTTCTTTAGGTTCTTCTTTGATAGGTTTAGATGTAACAGTAATACTTTCATCTAAACCTGTTTCAATAGCTTTGACAATTTTAGCACGATTATTAGAACCTAGATTAACACCAGGAGTACTAGGTGCTAAATATTCTGAAGCCAAACTTGAATCAATTCGACTTCCGTCAGTAAAATTAATCCATTGACCTTCAAAGTCCTTAATTTCTACTCTATCGCCGATTTTATCAGATTTGATCCACATTAGCCAATCACCCGGATTATATTGAATTTCGGTATTTTCGTTTTGTGTAGACATAGGTTTTTTCTTAAATATGTTTAGTATATTATACACGCTTTTTACGCATTGTTTAATTTTCACGTTGTTTTTGATTTTCATAAACCTTATCGATGAAATCAAGTGACTCTTTGCTACCAATTCTGGCATCTGGATTAAACAAATAGATCTTCAGAAATTGCTTTTCACCCATTTCAACCAATAATTCTTTTAGTTTACTGATTTCAGGAATGTATCTTTTATTAAAGCTCATTATCTTATTGTTTTAATACGTTTCTTAATATCTGAAGGAATGTAATCCTTCTTATTTATTAAACTTTGGAAGCACGCGTCCAGGACATAAGTTACAGCCCAATCGTCTTTTGTTCTAACTGATCTACCAACACCTTGTAAAAATGAGATGGCAGTTTTCCAATCATACCAATCTGGCATGTGGTTCATTTTAGCTTTAATTAACGGATCACCCAATGAAGGATATGGTACTTTAAAGAATATCTGGAAACGACTCACATCGTCTTTAAGATCTAATCCTTCAAGAATAGAAGGACCGATCAAAATCTTGTCTTTGGAATTTTTAAACTCATTTAGAGCTAAGGCCTTTTGCTTGCTATCAGCATAATTAATAAGCCTCATTGATTCGCTACTTTGTTCTAAGATTCTTTTGCTGAATTCATAGGATCCAGAGTGAATGATACCTCTTTGACCTTTATGTTTTGCTAGAATTTTATCAAGCATTTCAAGGACGGGGGCAAAGCTCTTTTCCTTTTCTTTCATTGAAAGTCTGTACTTATTAACAAATACTACTGGTGACTTTTCATAATTAAAGTCATTGCCAAGTCTAATGAATTTGGCATTTGTAATACCCATGATTCTCATATAAGTGGCTGGATCCCCGATAGTGGCGCTCATAAAGACCTTGAAATTGGCCTTGGCATGCAAATACTTGCGAATCATTGCTTGCTCTTCAACGCACATAAATTGGGTTTCATCTTGTTTTTGATTGATAACCATAGCTTGTTTACCTACTTCTTCAATCAGAGCAATATAGTCCTCAAATTTACAATGCATGTCTTTGATTCTGTCAAAGGTAGAAAAGGCAGTTTGCCAATCCTTAGGAACAGCCCCGTTGCCAAAACGTGTTTTAGCTAACTTGTTAGCTGCTTCTCTGACCTTTGTGTAAGATCTTAACATACTATCAAATTGGACCATTGTGTCAAATAGGAGCTCTCTGTCAGTCTCTGTCATCAGATCATGTACTAATACGTCAATTTGATTCTTTGTGTATCTGGGAGCTTTGATATTGTGTCTGTTAATGAATAGGTTCAATGAATGAATCTTGCCTACTACAAATTGATCAACTCTTGGGCTGAAGTGGTTTTGAACAACCTCATCAACTTTATGGGCCTCATCAAAAAAGACAAAGTCTCTTTGTTCAAAAGGAACTGGCCTGCCATCCTGTGACATTTTAGCTTCTACATAATTGCGTTGGATCAACCAAAAGCTGTAATTAAGTAGAGCAACTGAGTGATTAATGGCTCTGGATCTTCTTTGTAAGTATTCACAATTGCCATAGCATTCTAATTTGCTGGCAGCTTCATAACCCAAACCCTTGATTTTACAATCACCGATGCTAAATGGCAAACCATTAACTTCACATGTATAATTATCAACACCTTTTACAGAAGGCCAATGAATGCCCAATCTATAAAAGTCACTTTCATATTGGTCTTGTAAGCTGATATCGCTAGCAATAAGATAACCTCGGTGACCTAATTGTGCCAAGACCATACTTGAAGCCATGGCTATGATTGATTTTCCTGTACCAGTCGGTGCATCGATTACGACAGTTCCTTCAGGATCTTCGTAATAAGCGTTGCAAATTGCTTCAACAGTTTCTCTTTGGCCAGTTCTAAACTTGAAGCCATGACCCAAAAGGCCTTTTTCTAATATTTCGTCTATTTGATTCTTTATACTATTCTGCATTCCAACTAATTACTTGTTCGATTTCTATTCCCGCTTTTTTGATTAATTCTACTCCGCTCATATCCCTGTAGTCTTCACAGTAATACACTTTAGAAATTCCAGCCTGAATGATTAGTTTTGCACAATCAAAACAAGGACAAGTAGTTGTATAAAGTTCGGCGCCTTCGCAACTCATAGTTGACTTAGCCACCTTTAAAATGGCATTTGATTCAGCATGTAATACCTCTCTTTTAGTAGTATAAACATTTTTAGTGCAACAATCATCTTTACACGCAAAGCCATCATTTTCAAGATCTAACACAATTTCGGGTGTTTCTTCATAAGACGCTTTAATTGTGACTGTTTCAACGTTTTCACATTGATTATCAAAGCCATACGGCATACCATTATAGCCAAATGAGATGATCTGTTTGTCTTTTACAATTACACAGCCAACTTTACGTCTTTCTGCGTAACTCAACTTGGCAAATTGGTAAGCAACTTGCATGTAGGTTATTTCTATAGGAATTCTTGGCATAATAAAAAAGTCGTTGTAGGTTATACAACGACTTTCAATAAAGTTTATTAGTAAGTTTTTATTACATTGTAGGACCTTCAGCTCCGTAAGCTTCTTTCATCTCATCGATTTTCTTACAGAAAGACTCTTTTAAAGATTCACAAGCTGCTTCGTACATTTCTACTGTGTAGTCATCTTTAGCACCTTTAAGTTCTTTTAAAGCTTCTGCCATCATTCCAGCATGCATTGCACAGTTTTCTTTAAGATAAGATTCGATTGTATGCTCATCATGCATATCTTCGTTCCATGCAGTAGCTTCTTTCTTTACTTGCTCATAAAGGTTTTTAGAGATTGATTCAACTGTAGGTTCTTCGTCGTCTTTTACGTCATCGGCAACTGTTGCTGGCTCTTCAGCTGGTTCTTCTTCAGTTTCTTCTTCAGATTCACCTTCTTCGTCATCATCAGTTTCTTCTGGCTCTTCAGCAGGTTCTTCTTCGGTTTCTTCTGGCTCTTCAGCGGGTTCTTCTTCAGTTCCTTCTTCTTTTTCTTTCTCTTGCTCTTCTTCAGATTCGCCTTTTTCATCCTCTTCTGATTCTTCAGATTCTGGCTTTTCAGCAGGTTCTTCTTCAGTTTCTTTTTCTAAATCTGCAAGTTCTGAGTCAATATCATCATCTGATTCTTCAGAGTCATCCTCTTTTTCAGATTCTTCACCTTCTTTTTCTTTGTCTTCGTCTTCATCCTCTTCTTCTGCGATTGCAATGGATGTTTTCTTAAGTTCTTCTTGCTCTAAAGCTTCAACGAACTCTTCGTAAGATTGAATTTTTGCCATTTTATATAATTTTAATTTTAGCTTTTAGGGTTTATATATCCTTTTATTCTTTAGAACGCAATTCATCAGCTTTTTTCATTGCCCAATCAACACCTTCTGTTCCACCCCATATAAGCCACGCAACGTATCCGCGATCTTTCCACGGTGTATCTTTAAATTTAGGATCTATTTTAGAATTTTTTCTGTGTCTATTAAATGCCGCCATTCTATTGATAGTATCAACAGAAAGAGGTTCTTTATTGGCTAATTGGTGTGCTCTTGCCCAACCAACTGCTGTACCAGCATCAACTTCATCTCGACCATATTTTTCTTTCCAATCAATTGCCATTTGAGCATTTTTAGTTGCTGCAGCAGGATAATCATTGTAAGTTTCTTCGGACTCAGTTACAAACTGTTCAAATAATTTAATGTGTTTCATATTACTTCATGTCTTTGTCATGGCCACCGTCTCTAACCTCTTTAGCAAGATCTTTATCGGCTCCACCCCAAGTTCCTTTTTGTTTAGTCAAAAATGAATTAACTCTCGCATAACCCCATTGTTGCTCATTTGCACCAGGTCTGTGACCAGTTTTCCAAGCAGCCATACCTCTTCTCATTACAGCTCTAATAATTCCAATAGGCACTCCAGTTTCTTCAGACTTTTTCTTTAAAGCAGTTTCAATGGCATCGTCTGCAATTGGACCTCTGTCAGTTGATTGCTTTTCAGCTTCATCAACAGATTCGCCATATAATTCGTGATACTTCTTAGTGTGTTTAGATGTTTTAACTTTGCCTTTTGCAACAGCTTCCTTGTCACCTGGCATTGGCTTATAAGCTGAATCGTCATCATCGTCTTTTTCAGCCTGTTTTTTCATCTGTTCCCTTTTCTTCTCTTCTGTTTCGTCATCCAATCCTGTCATGTATGGGTGAGGACCTGGTTTCTTAGCTTCTTTAACAAAAGCTTCAAATGCTTTTAAGTGTTTCATATCTTTACAAGATTAACTTTAATTTTGGTTTCACCTAACGCCCATGCTGTCAATAAACGATGGTGACCATCATATATTGCAAATCCATCGGGAAATTGAACTACATTAATCGTAGGGAGTTTATCAAATTTAGTCATCATACCCTTTACTTTATTACTCTGAATATTGGGCTGAGTTATTTGAATATCCTTTATATTTATCGATTTAATTTTAGCTTCATTTTGGTGCTTTTCAAATGCTTCTATTACTTCGCTCCATGAGTGTTTGCTTTTATCAAAAACACCATCAATTTTTTTAGCATCCTCAAAGGTTGATCCTTTTGGTAAACTATCTATGCGCTCATAAGCAGAATCTAATTTAGATTCAAGAATAAAAGCCTCATATAGTTTTATATGGATCATCCTAAACTTTTAAGTTTTTGATTAAGATCAGCCATTCTTTTCGATAGCAATATTTTTTGACGATCCAGTTCCAAGATTTGCAATTGTACTCTACCGATTTCTGCTTTAACAGATTCTTTAGGTGTATCAGCCTTAGATGTAAGTTGTTTGATTTTAGCATTTAATTCAGCCTTTTTAGTAGCTAAATCAACAGCCTTTTGTCCAAGATCTTTGATCTTTTCTGCGTAAGCTGATTCTAAAACAAAGTTTTCAAATAATTTAATATGTTTCATATTGCTATTCAGTGATGGTTGTGCCAGTTATCCCAGTCATCAGTCCATGCATCTTTTTTTAAGTCAATTTCTTTTTGAATAGGTTTTTTTCTATCCTTTTTACGAAGCCAAAAATATAAACCAAAAAAACACGCCGATCCAAGGTAAAATATACCAGTTGTAATCCAATAGGATCCTGTCAGTTTCATCACAGAATAAAAAGCCACGTCGAAACCCAGTGGGTTCAGGAACGTCGCGATCACCAAGAAGACTGACGCTAGGTTTTCTCTTACTATTTGCTGTGCCCTTTTCATGGCTTATACTATCACCTTCCATACTTTTTGTAAACTTTTTCAAGCTTTATTTTTGTATATATCAAAAAAAAGGAGGACTATGTCCTCCTTTTAATTAAGCTTGATTTTCTTGTTTTGGTTGTGGTTCAGTTTCTATGTATTTTGATAATGCATCTAAACAACCATCTGCATCGGCAATGGATCTTATAAGTTTGTCCATTTCTTCAATAATCTGAGGGTGTTCACCGATTCCAGCAGCATTATTTAAGTAAACTTCTAAAGTTGCAAATGCCTCGTCTTTTTGAGCAATATATCTGGATCTAAGTGCTCTTAATTTTAAATTCTCTGCCATTACGAATTGATTTGTGTGTTTTCTGAATTAGCTTCTTCAACTTCGCGAATTGAATCTTCGATGCTATTGAAGAATGTACCGAGCATTGAAATAATTTGACTTAGACCTAATAGAGCCCAAAATTCAAAAAATGAAATGTTGCCAATAATATAATGGCCTGAACCGGCAGCCAATATCATTAATAAGGCAATAAAATGTGGAGTTAGTCTACTCACGGATCTAAAGAATTTTTTCATGGAATAATATTTAAGTATTTAACTTTATACTTAGATACTATGCATTGTTTCATTTTTATATCTAAAGACAGCTAATTCCTTAGCTTTGGCTTCTACTTCAACATCAAGATCCAAACCATAACAATCGATATTGTCGTAAAGATAATCAGCATGTGCACGTTTATTGGTCTGTGAAGCATCTTCGTGTATGGTTTTACAAGAAGAGAAGTGAACTAGTTGTTTGACAGTTTTTGGCCAACTTTTAGAAGCTAAACGTAATGCTTGTTGTTGTGATAATAAACCTGGATGGCACCAATGATGATGATAGTCAAATGTGATTGGAACTTTGATGACAGAATAAACATGTTCGTAAAGATCCTCGACAGTGTACTGTGATTCCTTGTCGTCGTTTTCTACAACCAAGCGAGATTTAACTGAACTATCAAGCAATAAGAAGTTAGCACAGAATCTTGCCATGGCATCTTCTTTATTTGGTGCAGTAGTATTAACATGAATATTGATAGCAGCATAAGGTGTACGAGGTAAACCAATAAGATCCATGATTTCACCATGTTGATTAAGATCTTTGATGGTTTTCTTGACTACGTCCATATTAGCAGAAGCCAAAACTGAGAATGGACCTGGATGGAAAGTCAAACGTTGACCGTATTGTTTTGCCAAAGTACCTGCACCTTTAAGGATATTGCAGATCTTGTCATAGTCTGGTAAATCTTTAAGCTCGTATTCGCTGCACCATGGGAACATATCAGAGCTCATGCGATAGAGAGTGATACCGTTTGCATGATTCCACTTGATGATTTCGACCATGTCTTTGACATTGGCCAAAGCCAATTCACTAGCATATTTGATTCCTCGTTCTGCAAATGTTTTCTTAATCATGCCACGACCAATAGTAACCTTACGTTCCTTTTGTAAAGTCATATTGATGCAGCAGTATCCTAAATTTATCGCCATAATAGTTATATGTTAATTAGTCCCACTGTTTTTCAAATTGATACCAATGATCTGCCTCAGCACAATCACGCATTCCTTCTAAGATAAGAGAATCCATATCTTTGCCACCGATATTTTCAATGAAAGCTTCGATTGATTTTACAATCTGAACAAATTGTTCTGGTGTTGCATTATGAGATGGCCAACTAGAATTAGTTACTTCTTGGATTGCAGCTTCGTAAAGACCTGAACAAATACGATCAGTAACGCGTTCATCGTCTTTAAATCTTGGACCAGCATGATATTGACCACTAGCTGGCATCATTTCTAAGATGTCTTCGTGTCGTAATCTAAATAAAGATACAGCAGTTTGAATTGTTGATCGTACGCTAAGTGTCGCGTTACCGTAGCCTCCAGTGAGACCATTACATTTGATGTTTTCTATGTTCATTTGATTTGATTGATTAACTATGTAAATATACTAAATAAATTTGATCTGGTAAAATAAAGTTACGAACATTTTAGATATACATAGACTCTCTAAAATTTTGTTCAGCTGTTTTAACAGCATCGAAGTTGTAATTTCTCCAGCAGAATGTGTTAAGGTCTAACGAATAACGACGACCATAAGACTCCATAACAATACGCTTATCACTTATTGCTACAATGTTACCAGTGTAACTAAGATTATAAGAATCGTATTCAGCAGTGTCACCCAGATTAAATGTGTTTGTTAACACATCATTCTTGTAAATCGTAATGGATTTGTTTTTAACGATCTCTACAGCATAATCAGTTGCTTTTGCTGGATAGATGGTTCCGAATCGTTGTCTTGCTTTTGTAAATACTTGTTGTTTCATGTTCTTTAGCTTTATTGTTATACTGTAAATATACAACTAATTTTCGACATAAAAAAATTTATTTAGCCTTTTTTTGAAAAAAGTCTCACAATAATCAACAGAATACCCAAGGGCCATAAAAGGATCAGCCACAATCTATCACGATTGTTTAAGCCGCTTTTTTCCCAAGCTTCTTCGGTAGGCCACTCTCGTTTAGCCACTGAATGAGCATAGTCTGTAAATGCACTGAATAGAGTGCCAATAAGTAAGTAAATGGATAAGATTTGCATGTATCAATTATTTATAGTGTAAATATACACAAAAAAATCGACATAAAAAAATTTATTTGAAATTATTTCTTAATTTCGAAGCGTTTTGGATCTAACTCTAAGGTTTTCTTACACATGTAATCAGAAAGATCCTTCAATTTTGCATCTGTTTGGTTATCAACGTCTCTTTTGTAGAAGTCTTTAAAGATGGTTCTGTATAACTGAATTGTGCTATCGAATGGTACACCAGGTTGAGCATTTGATTCAATGACGTATAATTTACCGTCTTTGTCCTCCATTACGTCAAATGTGATATAAGGCAGATCTTTGAACATACCACAGTATTTCTTGATAAGATCTTGGTATTTTGGCTCTAATTTAGCTGGATCTCTTAAGATGTATTTAAACATCATTTGCTCTTCACCCTTACCGTCACCAGATTTGGCTTTACCGTTCATTGGAATTCTTTCCATCCAATACATCGGTTGACCCTTAAAGTTGATTATTCTATGTTCGGACTTTTTGTCCACGTATTGACTGTATAAATCCAAAGCTTCGTGATCGGCGTTATCAAAGTCTTTTTGATTTTTGAAGATTTGAATACCTAGACCGCTATGACCACCCTTGGGTTTAGCAATCATAGGAAATCCGATCTTTTCCACAGCCTCATCCTTCGAGTAAACTGTCATGGGAATATTCTCATCCCCGTCCACGATCTTATGGAATTCAACTTTGGATCCTGATTGTTTAATAAACTCAGGTTTGTTGTAAACATTCTCAAGCTTAATCAATTTAGCATCTAAAAGAGCTTTAGTGACTTTACTATTATAATTAAGAACTGGAAAATCAGGATTGATGTCCATGTCCTTGTAATTATCAAGCGTAATCTGAATAAAGAAATTATCACCAGCAAAATCCTTATAGCTCCACCATCTGTGACCGCTCTTCGGGTCAATGGCTAAATAGATCTTATATAAGTCTTTTGCCTCGTTGTTCTTTTTCTCTAATAGAAATTCATTTAAGCTTAGAAGTTTCATGAACTATATATCAAGCTCGTTCCATCAAATATTTTTTAACTTCAACCCACGATTCAAAACCTGGTTGACCAAACTGGATCCATTCACCTTTAAATTCGGCAGCTCCATTGTTAGGTCGGTCATCGACCAAAAAGTCACCCATACAAAGGTCTTTTCGGTGAGTCATGATTAGACGTTTATGAGCAAGCTTACCCAAATGTTTTTGTACCCAACGTCTTTTAGAAGATAGAGCTGTTGGGTTAGACCAAGGTGCAGTGCTAAGAAAATATACATCGAACACATTGAACAACTCCTGAAAAGCCTCTACAGCTCCTGGCATCGGCTCAGGATCCTCAAACAACTCTTTGTCTACACTTGTTAATCGACCAAGGTGTCTAACTGCATCTGGTCCGTGTCGTTTAATAGCGTGACTTTCTAAGTCAACCATCACTCCATCTAAGTCAATATAAAGTATCTTTTTCATGTTCTTGATTAATTATATGTAAATATACAAAAAAAAGCCCAAACTAAAAAATCTGGGCTCATTTATTTTTAAATTGTTCGTAACTTTTTAGTGTTCTTCCACTGTGTGGTCCCAGTAAACTCTAATACAATCCTGTGGAAGTCTATGTATATGTCTGTAGTTATTAATATAACCCATCATGTTAGCACTTCCAATAGCATTTGCGGAATGAACTACTACTCGACAAACTGGGGCTCCATTTAACCATTGTTCAACCAACCATTTGGTACAATCCATGCCAGTTTTTTCTGTGATGTTGTCGTAATCCAATTCATAATTGTGAAAAACGTTTCGGTGCCATTCAGCCATAGCTGTGTCGCCTAAGTCATGGTCTAATGAAATCATTTCGATATTCTCTAGACCAATATTTGTAATCTTCTCTACAAACTCATCATAGGATCTAACCACAACCCAATCTGGATCCAATGGCGTTCTTACGTCGTCTAGATAAATTCTCATTCCCATGATTAGTCTTTTTTAGATGTTGATTTTGCTGTTGCTTTAAAAAGCATACTGAATAACATGTTAAGTCCTAAGGCTTGCCAAAAACCAATTTCGTGCACGCCATCGATTGCAGGTACTAAACAACCATTCCATAATAATTGCGTTGGCCACGCCATGATAACAGCTGCCAATGCTACTAGAGCAATTGCTCCAAGTATTACTCCTAATTTTTCTGTTAATGTAAACATTTGTATTTGTTTTTAAGTTATGATGTAAATATACTAAATTCTTTTGACATAAAAAAATTTATTTCCAAAAAAGTTGAACTAAAATCAAGGCTACTGATAAACCCAATGAAACCAAAGTCTTTGCATTTATGCCCTCGTTCATAATGAAATAAGTCAAAATTGAAAAGGCTAAGATGCCTGTTGCAAATCCTATGAATCTTCCTGGCCAAAGTTGACCATCATAATATTCAACTAGATATTTAGTTGCTGTAATAAAGGTGTAGGAAATGATTGTACCACCCAAGATTGAAACCAACCATGGATTCTTTTTAATAATAGGCCAAACGAATTGACCGTTAGTTTGAAGCCACACCAGTGACTGACCAAAAAAGAATAGTAGTATTCCTATAATTAAATTTCTCAAAATAAAGATGTTGTTTTCGTTAACATGTGGCTGATGAAGCTGGTTCTGTGATGTTCTGATGGACCAATCTCGGCTATAGCATCTCTGTGTTGTTTGGTGCCATAACCTTTGTTTGATCCCCATCCATAAGCTTCGTTGCCTATTGCATGTTCTTTCATCCAATCATCTCTGAAAGTTTTAGCTAAGATAGAAGCTGCTGCAATTGAAGTGTATTTATTATCTCCGCCAACAACTGTAACAAATGGAATACCATGGAAACCATGGAATTGATCTCCATCAATTAGAATAAAATTAAAGTTAACTTTCTTGTGTGTCTCTTGTAGAGCTTGTTGCATACCTAACATGGTTGCATTTAAGATATTGATCTCTTCAATCTTTTCAACTGGTATATGAACCACTGACCATGCAATGGCATTATCAAGGACTATTTGACGAGCTTTAGCTCTATCACCTTCTGATAAAATCTTTGAGTCTTTTATCAAAGGATGCTGAAATCCATGCGGCATAATACATGCTGCAACAGTTACAGGTCCAGCTAAAGCTCCTCTTCCAGCCTCGTCAACACCGACTTCAACGCCGTGTTCATTATAAAATCCTTTTAATAGTATCTGTGTCATGTAGATTATACACACAGATGCTATCTAGTTTCATTTCTCGTTCTCGTCCTTCCATTTCTCGTATCTATGTACGATCTCTTGAAGGATTTTAGCTCTAACAATATCGCTTTCGCCAAAGACGTGAGTACCGATACCTTTAACACCTTTCATTAATTCCATGAATTTTGGTAAAGCCACTTTATTTTTGGCAATATCGTATTGACTAACGTCACCAGCAACGATTACTTTTGAATTTTGACCCATACGAGTTACAAAAAGCATCAATTGTTTAAAGTCTGCATTTTGAGCTTCATCTAGAATCATCAATGCATCATCAAAGGTGTCACCTCTCATATATGCTAATGGTTGAAATTCTACTACTTTATTACCGAACATGTCGTATGTAGCAGAGAATCCAACGATCTTTTCAAAACTAGATCTGTATGATTTTAGATATGGTTCAACCTTTTCATCAACAGTTCCTGGTAAAAAACCTAATTTCTCACCAGCTTCTTGAATTGGTTTACAAAGTATGATTCTTTTGATTTCTTTCTTTTGTAATAATTCTAACGCAGCATAACATGCTGTAAATGTTTTTGAGGTTCCAGCTGGACCGTAACAGAACGTTATATCATTATTTAAAATTGTATCTAAGTATTTCTTTTGATTTTGTCTAAGAGCAATGGTTTTCATTGATTCCTTTGCTTGTTCTTGCGGTCTTGAAGCTCGAGAGCTTTTCTTCTGGTTTCCGTTCATATAGTATGTATTTGATTTTTAATCTCCGAACTCAATAACTTCAGCTCGTAGTTTTGCTAATTTAGAGCATTTTTCGTATTCTTCTAGATCTTCGAAATACTTTATAAGCATATCGATATATCGACTTCTTTGGCCGATTCCATGTGGGATTTGTACAATCTGTTTACCATCTTGAAAAACAACAAAACGATTTATTGTCTTGGTAAAGTTCTTAGTAATTATGTAATAAGATGCACGCAACATTGCGTCTCTGTCATCTTTTGGATTAAAGTGTTCCACCTTCTTGTTAACTGTTTTTATGTATAGTTCCATTGTTACTACTGTATAATGTATATATTGCTGAACAGTTGCCCGGACTTTATTTTCTGTAAAAATAAAAAAACCGCTTATTGCGGTTTTTCACTTTTTTAAAATTCTTCTTGGTCTCTTAATTTTTGAATGTATTTGGCTTTTAAAAACTTAGATCTATTTTTAATAGATGGTTTTACGAATTCTTGTCTATTTCTAAGATCTTGAATTTGTTTTGTTTTATTAACCTTTCTCTTATATTCTTTAAGAGACTTCTCTATATTACCTTCTACTTTAATGTACAGCATGAGTATCGTATTTTTGTTTTACTTTCTTGAGCTCGTTGCATTTTTCATAAGCTTCTTGAGCTTCAAACTTTTTAATTAAAAGATCAATGCTTTCGATAACGTCTTTTGGATTAGCATCGGATTTGATCCCAGTACCACTTACTATACCAAAATACATCATATCTAATACCTTGGCTTCTACAAAACTGCGTAGATCCTTGTGCGAATTATTTTCATCGTCTATGTTAAATAGTAACATCTTTTATTCTTTTTATTAATTCGTATTGTTCTTCGTTTAATTCAGGATAAACTGCATTAACTTTGCACATCAAAGCTCCAACCATTCCATTTTGTGTATGCATCCCCTTATCCTTAACTCTTAATATTTTTCCCGGTCGGGTACCCTTTGGAATTTTAATATTTAATTTACCTTCTGGGTGATCAATTAATACATCACAGCCCAATTGAATATCCCACCAGTTTAAATTAATATCAATCCATATATCTATTCCATTTACTACAAATGTATCATTTGGTTGAACATGAATAGTTATAATAGCATCACCTCGAGGTGCATTGTAATTATAAGGATTATTTTGTCCTTGACCATAAACCTTTAAATTATTATTATTAGCTACGCCTCTTGGTATCTTAACAGTAAATTCACCAGCACCTAGATCTAGGATTTTAGAACAACCAAAATAGCTTTCTTCAAATGTAATTAATAATTGAACTCTAACATCAGGTCCCTTTGCATTAGGATTTCTTTGATTACCAAACATTTGATTGAATAGATCAGCGAGATTATCACTGCCATTCATATTATTAAAGAAATTTGGATCAGAGAATGGATCTCTGCGCTTACGATCATAAGCCTGTCGATTTTGCTCATTACCTAATGTTTCATAAGCTTGAGCAACTTCTTTAAATTTAGTATCTTCACCACCAGTTTTATCAGGATGATATTGAATAGCCAATTTTCTATAGGCTTTTTTAATATCTTCCTGCGTAGCAGATTCACTAACTCCTAATACATCATAGTAATTCATACTTAGATAGTTGGATCAGTGTTATGTTCTCTGATTAATTGAGCGATTTGTAATCGTTTAAGCTTTTCTTCAAGATCCCTGATTTTCTCTTCATGAGCAATCTTTTTCTTGTCAATGGGCTCAGTTTTTTCTAGCGCGTTAGCAATTCTAGTTAAAACTTTAATTAGCTCGGTTACTTGTTGTTTTTCCATTGTGTCTATTCTTTACTAAGTCAGATTCCCCGTTTTGAAAATCTTGATAAGGTAATGATTTGTCTTTTTGACCTTGTTGTGGTCCGTTAACCATTTTTACATCACGATAAGGATTTGTTTCAGGTTCCATGCCTTGTTCCTTTAGTTTCTTTCTCATCCAAGTATGTATATCTTCAACAGATCCTTTGAAATATCTAATATTGTCTAATTCTGGATTCTCAGATGCCCAATCTTCTGTAATTCTATAATCTTTCGTAAAAGAAAAATCCTTCATTGATTTTAAGTGTTTCATAAACTATATATCATAAAAAAGCCCTTATAAAAGGGCTTAGTCAACTAAGTGCTGATACGCTTAATTTTCTATTTGTTTGATAATCTTTGTAAGAGTGGAACACTTTTCGTATTGTTCTCCGTTCTCTATATACCATTCGATCATTACGTTGATCGTAGAAATCAATCGAGTAGCTTCGTTTTTGGGTAATTGAGTCCAATCAACACCTTTGCGACTTAGCATCTGATAGTTTTCTTCAACTTGTCTTGCTTTTTCAGCTTCGGCTTGTTCTAACATGTCAGCTTGTTTTTTTAATTGAACTAATTCATCTTGTTCGTCTTCAAAGAAGTCATCGTTTTCAAATTCGTTGTAATTCATGTTGTTTTTGTTTTATACTGTAAATATACTAAATATTTTTGATCTGGTAAAATTTATTTTCAGTTATTTTTAAGCTCACCAGCAGATTTTGTTCCATTTACTTAATAAACATGCTATTATATTTAACAAAATCACTGGTCAGCTTCTGGTGATTAGGATTCTTCGCCAAATCGTTCAGTGTACCAGTTCTCATAAACTGACTGAGCATCAATACGTACATCGGTGTCAGGATAGGTATGAACTAAAAACTTGACAAAGTCAATTCTTATTGCAGCTAATTCATGGTTAAAAGACATTTCAAGAGATGCATCGCTTAGATGGCTTTGAATAATCATATTTACTTTAGATTCCATATCGTTTGTTTTATTTGATTGATTAACTATACAAATATACACAAAAAAGCCCAAACTAAAAAATTTGGGCTAAACTTTTTTCAGAAAGTTACGAACATTTTACGAGATCTTAATCTTTTTAGATCCCTCATTGGCTTCCTGAAACTCAATTCTAAGGATACCATTCTCCATCGAAGCCTTCACATTATTTGTGTCTAATGATTCTGGTAAGCTAAAGCTTTTTTCAAAGCTTTGTTTCAGTAAACCACCATTTTCTGTAGAACCAGAAATGTTTAACTGTAGGCCTTTAATCTCGATAGAAACTTCATTCTTTGAATAACCTGGTAAAGAAACCTCCAATACACCATTTTCATAGATGTAATCTCTGTCTCTTCGTTTAATTGTAGTTGAAGTCCACTTTAGATCGTTCAACTCTTTTAAAAGGTCTGTGTAATCTCTTGATGTAAAAAACATAGCTTTAATTTTTTATTTGTTTATTTGAGCACCGCGCTCAGGATAATATTATCAATCCGTGTGCCATTTCTAAAATAATGACAAAATGACATTAAATAGACTCTGATCCAATTAAAGGTTTGCCACTTAGTCTTAACATTAGATTTGCAGATGCCTCGATGTCTTTTTCACAATAGTCCTTGATTTCTTCGATTCGACCCTGCCAAAAATAACGATTTACTTCTGGACCTGCCATTAAATCTTTTGGTGAAGGAATATCAAGCAACTCAGTTAATAAGCCTAATTTAGCTGAATTGTAACCACCAAACTTCCAGATTTCGTACGTATCTAATAAGCAGTTTTCCCATGGCTTTTGTTTTTGTAACCAGAACTGTTGAGGTACTCTAATACCATGGATAATTGCACGCTTAATCAAAAATGGTAGATCAAAGCCCTTGACGTTATGACCGACAAAGTTCATTTTAGGATAATTAGCAAAGATCTTACTTGCAGTTGTCATGAACTCTTCAACGATAGTCTTTTCGTCTTCACCATAAAAGCTTTTCTTACCAAAAGAAATAGGATCTCCGTGTTCGTTGAATTTGATTTGACCAATAGAGATACAAACCACTCGGCCCCATTCTGGATACAAACCAGCCATTCGAGGATACATCTCGTGATCGTCTTTAATGTCTTTAAGTTCTGTTTGATTTTGTTCTCGGCACTGCATTGATTTGTATTGCCAATACTCTAATAGATTGGGATTCTCGTCAATGAGATCCTGTAGAGTTTCCTTTTGTGTTGTGGTCTCAATGTCCACAAATACCATCTGCTTTAATTCTTCTAAACCGTACATACTTTAATTTTTTAAGATGGATCCAATAAAAAAGCCAGAATCTAAGATCCTGGCTTTAATGTTATCAGATCTTGTGTATTATACACAGAGGATCAAAAAGGTTTATTTAAGAATTCTTTTTTCTTAAGACCTTGAAAATCAATGCTAAAAGTGAATTAGCTCTGAATTTCTTACCATCTACATTTAGAAGGTACTTGCTTCTTTCTTTTTCCATAATTAATTAATTTAATTGTTTTTGTCAAATTCGCTAAAATCCCAGCTTCTTCGACCTCTCAGCAAATCGAATTGACTGTAATTTAAAGTGACCATAACATATCCTCCAGAAACTGATAGCGGACAACTCGCTTCGTTGTGCCAATAAGGTGGTGGAGTATTCACCCTCTCATGAAGAAAATCAAATAGCATATCAACATCCATGTGATGGATGTAAATACTAATCATAAAACACTTCATGTCAATGTCGCTCATAATCTATTTATCAATGAAATTTAAACTCGTATGGTTCTATGTGTGCTTTGTCTACTTCTGTTTGAACTTGAGACCAATTGCCTCTATAATGGCTAGCAACAAACATGTGATTATCTATAACAATATAATTGCCACCTCTTGGTTTATTCATAATCAAATCATGATATTTAAAACCATGTTCTTTTAACCAAGTTTCAGTTACTTCTCTATGCTCTTCAGTTCTTGCTGTAAAGAAAGTAATGATGTGACCTTGATCGTACCATTCATTGATAGTTTGTTTTGCACCCGGTAATTCTTTAGCAAGCGCCATTCTCCATGCTTCTTCATTTGGAATGTCATCACAAATGGTACCATCTATATCAATGATAAAATTCTTTGTACCGTTATTTAAAACTGGGCTGATCCTATTACCAGCTGAGTCATCTTGAAATTGCATATTCATATTAAGGTCTAATAAAAGAAACTACAATGTATCTTACACCTGCATGAATTGGACGTGCACCGTGTTTGTGTGTTATTGCACCGGGATGAATGAATGCATTACCATTTCTTTTAGGTGTAACACAAACACCATATCTTGGAAAATAAGTGCCACCGCCATCAAACTCGTCATTCAATCTAACACCACATGTAAAGTAACTATGATCATGATGTAATGAAAGGTGTCCCTGTTTATCCATTGAATATTTAATCATAAACGTTTCTTCGCTTGGATTTGCTAACCATGCACCTTCTAATTTCCAAATGTGCGTAGCTAATGGGGTTATAATTTCTCTGATAACTCTTTTGTAAATATCACCGAGTCCTAATTCTTGTAGAAGAACATCGTTAGTTGGATAAAATTCATGTCGACCTTCAGTCCATTTGTTTTCAGCTTCAGCCATTGCAATTAATTCATCACAGAACAATTGAGTGAATAAGGGAAACTCAAAGATATTACTATATTGAGGTCCGATCTCATCAACTAACAAATCATATTCTCCACGTGCAATAACTTTGTCAATGTATTTAGACTTCCATAATTCCCAATCTGAAGCATCTAAGATGTCATATTTTGGCGTATCGGCAACTTCAATAGTTGAAGGTCTAATATTAGTTGGTATTTGACCAATTGCTTGTTCTTTCAATGCAAATGCTTTTATGCTAGGATTTACGAATAGATTTCTAATATCTAATCTTGGATGATAACAAAATGTAGCAGATAAAAACTCATCAGCTGGAATAACATTATTTGGTAAATCATAAGCTATTAATTTTTCAATGCCAGATCTACTTAACATATATGCATGTGTATTATAGCTATAAGAAGGCATGTAAAAATCTCCAAATTCTTCTTCTGGCACAGATTCATCAACTTTATTTCTACCTAAATATATTAGATCATACTCTAATGGTAATTTTATGTCTGCTATTGCAATATTACCAGTAGATAAAAAGTCTTCTTCTAAAACTAAGATATTTTGATAATTATTGACTAACGCATCTTTCCAAATAATTGCATGACTTAAAGAACAACCTATTTCTCCAGGAGTTAGATCTCTATTCCACCATTTATTGTCTGATTCAATTTTCCAACCAGAATAAGCTTTATATTGACCATATTGCTCATTTGCTTTTTTACCATCTATAGCATTCATAATAAAGAATGGTGTATTTTCAGGTAAACCTAATTGGTTTATTCTATCAGTAATATCTTGTACCGAAGATGTTAGATTGATTATGTAAATTTGATCTATTTTCATATCGTTATTAATTTGTTCCATTCTAATGCTCTCATTCTCCATGTTTGACATTTAGCCCAAGCTCGACCTTTATTAGAATAAGTCTTAATCAATTCTTTTGAATGCATGAGATTAGAAACGATGTTTATATATGGAATTGGATCCTTTGTTTCATGAGAAACCAAGAATCCTCGATCACCAACAGTTTCGTTCAATGCAGCCAGATCTGATGTAATAGGCACCACACCGCACATTTGCATTTCTAAAGCAGTAATACAGTATGTTTCTTTATAATCTGTTGGATGTAGCCAAAACTGACTCTCTTCCATGTGTTTATGTAAAGTTGTTTGATCGACTGTGCCATAAAATTGAACGCCAGCTTTGCCGTATCGTCTAACAATATCTTTGGCACTCATATATCCTGGAGAAAAGACTTTAAGAACTGCGGTTGGCCAAAACTTTCTAATTATCGGCCAACATCTTAATAAGGTTATCAAACCTCGATCGGGCGCAGAAGAATAAATGAATTGATTATAGTTTTTCTTGGCTTTTGGAAATGTAGAAGTATCTATGCCATTGCCAATAATATGAATAGGCTTAGTAATATTATAAGTTTCTTTGAATTGTTTTGCATGCCATTCAGTTAAGCAAACGATTCCAGTCAATCTAGAATCTGATAAAAATAGAGTTCCATTTTCTGGCAAAGATTCGCCTTTCCACCATGGAAAGAAATCCTCGTTATGAACCCAGAAAAATGATCTATCGTAAGTTACATTTCTTTCTGCTAATTCAGGAATGTAGTGAATGTAACTAGCTGCAATAACCACATCAAAATGCATATTTGATACTTCACTATCCCATATAACTTTTTTATGTGTTTCGTTAATAACTTGGCCACTAACATGAACATTATGCCCAAGCTTAACCAATTCATTTGCTAGATATGTACATGCTTGTTCAGTTCCACCTAATCCTAAAGATGAAACTGTAGAACCATTAAATGGTTGTGATTGGTATCCTACGTAAATTAAAACTTGCATTAACGATAATGTTGACCACCAACCCACAATACAAAAGATCTTCTAACACCTTTAGTTACCTTAGTAACTCTATGCATCATATAACTTGGAAATATGAAAACAACACCTGCGCCTCTTTCTGCTGTAATAATTCCATCTCCACCAACCCACATTTCTAGATCTCCACCAATATATTCATCAGTCTCAGCCAATTGAACAGTTATAGAAATTTTACGTTTACTAGCATTTCCAGGACCAATATCTTGATGCCATGTATAATGACCTTCTTCGTTATCATAGTATTCAGTATATTGTATTTTATCATCAACTGAAATTAAATCGAAATTCCATAAAGTTTCATTTGCTTCAACTGCCATTTTCATAAGCTTATCATAAAGCCATTGCCAATTTTGATCTTTAGGAATCCATTTTATAGAAGAACTTCTAATAGCTTTAATAGTATCTGGATTATTTTCACCAAGAATAGTAGCTTGCTCAAACGGTATTTGAGCTACATCTTCATAAATCTTATCTAACTCTTCTCTGGTAAAACCATTTTTATACCAATAGAAGTTTTGAGGATCGTTAGTTTGTTGCTGAAAATTCATATAATTATCTTTGCGTATTATATGTATCCGTTCATTTTTGTTTAATAAAAAAAGCCTGAGCATGCTCAGGCTTTCAAATTATTTAATTATTTATTAGTTAGTAAACGGTGGATCTAAAAAGACTGTAGATATGACTTCGTTAAGTCTATCATTAAGTCTATTTTCAATTTGATTAACTAGAGTTTGACCTAAAGTAGATTTTACCCAATTAACTACTTCAACTTTAGTTAAATTATCATATTGTATAAATGTATTAGGATCAGGTTGTCCAAGTGTACAAACACCGTATTCCGATACAGACTTATTAGAAGTATCAGATATTTTACATTCCCATTGTACTTTATAAACAACATTTGATAAATTTACATCTGTCGTTTTACATATTAATTTGATTATATTCCAGTTGGTTGTCATAATTGTATTTAATTAATTTTTATATTTTATATAGCAGGTCCCATATCATCATAACCCTTTAATACACCATCTGAAAAATGTAGCATTAACATAGATCTTCCATCGGTTACCATAAAATCTCCGGTAAATCCACCTAACCAACCTGGATTATAAGTACCTGTACCCGCGCCATCCATGCCTGCGGGTCCAGTTGGTCCAGTTGGTCCAGTTGGTCCAGTTGCACCTTGAGCACCTTGAGGTCCAGTAATTCCAGCACCTGTAGCGCCTTGAGCACCTGTAGCACCTTGAGCACCTTGAGGTCCAGTAGATCCAGCACCTTGAGCACCAGTTGCACCTTTAGCACCTTGAGCACCTGCTGTTCCAGCAGCACCTTGAGCACCATTTGTTCCAGCAGAACCTTGAGCACCTGTTGCACCAACTCCACCTTGAGGTCCAGTTGCACCTTGAGCTCCATTTGTTCCAGCAGCACCTTGAGCACCTGCTGTTCCAGCAGCACCTTGAGCACCATTTGTTCCATTAGCACCTTGAGCACCCTTAGCACCTTGAGCACCTGCTGTTCCAGCAGCACCTTGAGCTCCATTTGTACCAGCAGCACCTTGAGCACCTGTTGCACCAACTCCACCTTGAGGTCCAGTTGCACC